TCGCACTTTGATAGCATGGGGCCAACCCCTTTTATGTGAAATGTCATCCACCCGGGGTAACAGGGATTCTGCCGCTTCATCCCCAAATACTATCACGTTCGTCGGATCCATCTTGCGAACAAACGCCTTTACTCGCTTAGAAGCAGCATCATTGGCGTGCTTACGTCGGGCACCTTTGAGGTGGTAGGTCTTGAAGAAATTGAAGTTGATAGTGGCATAAGCCACCGATTCCTCAATGGATTCTGGGTTGACAAGAGCACATTGTCGGCGGGCAAATTGTAGGAGGTTCGTGACAACGGTGGCGCCGGTTCCTCGATCCAATAACGCCTTTTCCTTGAGGTCTTTACCATCCACATGTTCTACCACCAGAATAACACGGCGCCTGGCGGTCTTCCAGTTTTTCGTTATAGGGATAGCTACGTCAAATGCGGGGCATTCCTTTGGGCTCCAACCCTCTGGAAGATCGTTTTGGAAAGTCACATAACGCATCTGCCGGCGGTCTGTTATCACTGGCGTGCTCCCAGTTGAGGGTGTTTTTGGATGGCAGACTGGGCGGCTGCCAGTATATCTTCTGGTGGTTGGTCGGCATTGATTTGGTCTACTGACCTGCCCCTGAACAAGGGAGATCGGTGTAGGTTCTCAAAGTTGTAGGCTACGCGGTCGAAGAAAGCCCGATCCTCTTGTTCCATTCGATCCAACCCACGTTCAATCCTGGCCATTGCTTTAACCGGATCCATCAGCAACAAAAGAGTCAGGTGTGGGAACACTCCCTGGACGGCCATGGCAGAAGCGGCCCGAAAATTGTCAACTGAAGTACGGCGACCACCTACTTGGTAAGCGAACGTACTGTCAATAAACCTATCACAGATAACCCAGTCTCCTCGGTCCAAAGCAGGCTGGATTACCTGGTGTACGTGTTGACAACGAGCGGCTGACACCAACAATAACTCGGCATCCCCACATAGGTCAGTCTCTGGGTCCAGAAGGATACTACGCATCCTTTCTCCAGCGGGAGTCCCGCCAGGTTCCCTTGTCACGACTACCTCCACCCCTTGGGTCTCTTTAACCCAAGGGATCAGACCTTTCAAAAGGGTGGTCTTCCCTGTACCTTCACCACCCTCAATAGCAATAAACCTTCCGCTCATAGCCATGCTCCTTCTTTGTACCTGTGATGGTCATTTCCTTGAATTCTATTTACAGTTCAAAAAAAGAGGCCCGCGAAGGGCCCCAGTATAACATCCAAGGAAAGGAGAGTGGTTGGTCAGTCAGGACGCGTGTTTTCTTCGGTCGGCTCGTCGGCCCGTATGAGACCTACCTGGGAGGCAGTCACAGAAGCGGGATGTGGGTGGGCTTGCTGTTTCTCAGGTCGGGCATCCGGATCCACCGACTTGGGCTTTTGCTGGACCGCTTTGGGTTCTCCCTCGGGTTTTTCTTGGCGTCGGGGGCCTTTGCCTTTCCGAGAACCAGGAGGGGTTACAGGACCGCTGGAGGGAGGTCGAATGGTGGCCGCCGTTTTGGGTGGCATGATGGGTTTGGGTGTCGCTTTGGCAGGAGCCGGATCTGGTTTCGCAGCAGGTTCTTCCACCAGCAAGCCTCGCAAAACAGGTTCTAGGCTTTCCATGTTGACAGGTTGAGAATTACGAACCAACCGAGAGGCGCCCTGCGCAGCACACCAACCAAAGTAGGCTTTACTTGTTACGTGGTCCCAGATTCCCGTGGTTTTGCCTGATAGGAATCCCTTATCAATCAACACCTGTTGGATCTGGGTGATTTCTTTGTGTCCAATATCGTCGTTCATGTTATTCGTTGCCTCCTGAGTCTTGTTTGGTAACCTTGAGTTGTTTATACTCTTCCTTCACTTGGTCGAGGTTACGAATATCATAACCTGCATCTACCATCTCCTTTACCTTGTCCTTGGCATCGTTCTTGGACTTGGCGAAGTAGAACCACTCTCCATTGGAACGCTCCCACTTGACTCCCGGTACCTTGGCTTTCTGCCTCAGCGTCTTGGAAGCAGGTTGGGTGGGAATCGTAGCACAGATAAAGAGCTGGCCGTCTTGGATAACCGGGTACGGCCGCAGTATGGTTGGTTTTCCAACAGGGCGGAACCGCATACGGAAGAAGTTCTTGATATCCATCTGAGTGGCTTTAGGTACGTTCAACAGGCGTCCTTTGCCTTGGTCAAATGCCTGTTGAAGGCGACGAAGGGTACGGACGAAACTGCTCCGCATTTCGTAACCCTCGACTAAGGCATCCACCATAAGCGCCATCTTTTGCTTGTTCGGGATATAGGCAAAAGCGTAAGCCGGGATCAGATGGAACCCAAGATCCTGCATCTCACTTGCAGGCGGAGCATCAGGGTCGTCGTCATCAACGGTCACACAAATGATGTTGTTGGCGACCGTCAAGAACGCCTCAAAGCCATTACCTGCCTGCTTGTCACCTGTTGGAACAGGCTTCCGAACTTGGTCCCCACTTGGGCCCACCGGCTGTTCATCCTGGTCTTCGACTACCTCTGTGGGATCAACATCCATGCGGGGTTCTTCTTCGGCAGGAGGCTCTTCTTCCATCTGTTGTTGGGCATCATCCATGAGATCTTCAACATGGTCTTCTGCCTGCTTCTTAAGCTGGTCTTTATGGTCCTCGGCTTGTTTCTGTTCTTCCTCCTCATTGGTGGGCTCCTGTTCAACCTTAAGTTCCTTGATACCCTCACCTTCCGGCTGTTCGTCTGTAGGTGGAAGTCCTTCGTCCACCGGAGCCTCTGGAGTCTCCTCTGGTCCCATCTCTTGCGTTTGTTTCATAACCCGACGTAGGCGCCTACGTTCACGCCGCAATTCCTTTTCCAGTTCCTCGTTACCTTCTTGTACAGCCTGCTTGATCTTGACGGCAGTTTGTTTAATCTCCATCTGGAGTTCTTCAACCGTACGCCCGTCAGGCACCAAAGCACGCCGACGTTTTTGTTGACGTGAGGCTTTACCCGCTTTGGTCGCCGGGGCATTGGTTTTGTCACGCTGGACCTGAGCGTCAGAGCCAGTGTCTGGAACATTAACGGGCTCACCAACATCAATAACCCCTACCGTGGGTAAGCCTAGCAAACCAACCAGACGTTCTTGGACCGGAGCGGTATCCTCAGACTGGATGATAAAACTCCGCATCTTGAAAGCCGACACTGTTTGACCACTTGCCAGCTTGACCCTGATCTTGTTCTTAGTACCCCCAACAATAACACCATCCCCGAACTCTGTGTGGACACGGGCATTCACCGGGGTGAAATCATCCAACTCTTGCCCGTTGTCCTCCGCATAGTTGGCAAACGTCGATACCCCGAGTTCGTCCATGTATGGCAACACCTGCCCGTCAATGTAGGGCACACCTACCATATACTGAGAACCCTCGAGGTCTGGGGCCGTAGCCACCAACCTTGGCTTTTTGTGGTGCTTGGGGTTGTTCTTATAGTTCTGGAAGTCCTTATGCTCTGCCTCCTTGTATGTGTGGAAGCCTTCCAGATACTGAGACAGGTTGGTCTCGAAATCGTTCTTCTCAGTGATCGAATCCAGTGTCATCGACACCAGTGGAAGGTTCGGTACTCCATCGTACAGCGGGTTACCTTGCTCATCGAAACGAACCTTGGCCAACATTTTGGAGATCAAGCGGCTGATCTTGGTGACATCAATGGATTGGTCACAAATCACCCAGTCAAAGTACACTTTGTCACGCTCGGCAAACTGCCCTTTCGGATCCGGCCGGAAGATACGCGACTCTGCCTGGTCCAACGCTCCGGGGCTCCACACCGACTCAACCCTAATCAACCGACTCGCCATTTGGAGGTTGAGGCCTTCCTCCAGAGACTTGCCCACACCGATCAGGATCTGGATACGGTCATCCTTCATGAACTGGGCGACATGCTTGGCTTTCTCCGAAGCATGGTACCGAAGGGCCCGGCTCTGCAAGTCAGGAGGCAGGCCCTCGTACATGGCATCTGCTGATCGGTTGTAACCGCAGAACACCAGAATCTTGCCCGGGATACCCTGGCTGATGTGCTGGTTGCACAGCTTCGTAACCTGCATGGCTTTGGGGCTGACCTGGTCTGCGGGGTCCTTCAGGAGGGCTTCACCATCGTGGTCCATCGCAGGCGCCGACAGGAACTTTTCCATCCGTTGCATGTAGGGCCGTAGCAAAAACTCGATGTTCTCAGCTTCTACTTCATCACCAGACCTCAACTTGGACAAGAGGTCTTCGTTTTGGGCGATGAGCTCCAACGTCTGCTTGAGGATCGAATCGTAGACCGTCCGTTGGTTGGGCCTCATCTTGACAAAGTGGAAGTTCTCCACACGCTTTGGCAGGAGAGCCGCCCATTCCTTCCTCTTAATGGTAACAAGGTTGGAAAACTGGCCTACTCGTTGGGCGATCTTCCGCTCAGCGTCAGGCTTCCAGCTCAAGACCTTTCCACCACGCCAATCCGAGGCATAGGCTTCGATGAACTTTTTCCTATTGCCAAAGGTAGCGGGGTCGATCATGTTAAACTGACCGACAATATCCGTCATCTGGTCAGTAACAAAGGTACCAGTTGCCAGCCTACGATAAGGGATATCTGCCGCTAGCCGTTGAGTAACCTGGCTACGAGTGGACGCTGGGTTCTTGACATTGTGGCTTTCATCCAGCGCGATGTAGTCGAACCCAAAGGACCGCAGCATCTCGCTGTTGTCACCAATCTTAATCGGTTCTGGACCGTAGGACTCTTCGCGGACACGACCCTTGATGAAGTCGTAGTCAGATACCACGATGGTATTCCGAGGTGCCTGTTCCAGGACTTTCTGGAGGCCTTCCTCTCCATATTGACGGAAAGTCTGGGTGGTGATTGGGATCATGTTCATCTTCCCTTTGAACAGGAAGACGCCATCCTCAATGTAGTTCCGCACCAAGTACCCAGGACACAAGATAATACCTCGCGTTACCTTGCCAGCCTGGACCAACCGAATCAGGTCCGTCAAGATCAAAATCGTTTTTCCGCCCCCCGGCGACACATCCAGGATCGCAAACTGCGGATCCTGCACAAGATAGTTCTGGGTCTTCATCTGATGAGGCAGGAACGAAAACCCTTCGACATAAGGGAGAGCCGTAGGCTCTGCGTTGGGGTCGATCTGTGGATCGATGTAGGGTTGGCGCCTCTTGAGGTCAGCAGCAACCACCTGGTCATACTTGGAAGCGTACTTGGCAATACACAGGAGTTGGGCAACCTCTTTCATACCGTTTAGTACCGAACGCCCTGAGAGGGCCGCTGTCGGGTCCCCCTCAACCAACTTCCAAGCGGCTTCGACCATACGCCCGAGGGGACGGAGGGCCGGGACAGGGCTGTTGGAGGACACCAGGTGGAGTTTCCAGTCATCCATGGACGAATGTTGTTCCACCCATTCAGGCACATCAGCGGGGTTGGCAGACCGATCGTAGTCGTAGTAGGTCTTCAGATCGCGGACTGCGGAGTGTACTTTCCTGACGATCTCCCCTGGCGACATGTCAAAATAACCTCCTAGGATGTTGCGGAGACCCCAAGGTACACTGTACTTGTCGTCAGGGCTGTACTTTTCTGCCTGGGCAGGGTTCAGCAAAGACAAGAGTTCATCCGACTGACCAACGGGACCATCACCCATGAAAGAGTTAAGGTCGGTACCTCCGTCAGTCAAACGGTTGGCGGCGCGGCCGAGGTTCTCTAAGAGTTCTTCTTCCTCGTTATATCCAAACAACGGACGCTCCAACAAAGAAGCAATCGCGGTAGACTGGCCACTGGCAAAGCCTTCCAGGCTCCAGATTTTGAGAGCCGCACTCGTATCAGTGTAAGCAAGCCGGTTGTTTACCCAGTCTGTGTACACCAACATATTGGCGGGGAGTTTCTTTGGCTTGACGGGTTCTTCACCTTCATCCACAGATACTCGACGGCGCCGACCAGATGGTTGTTTGACATCCTGGAAGGTGACTTCTTCCCCACCATGTTGGGAAGCAAAATCTTTCACTTCCTGGTCATAGGCGTCAACGTTATCAGATGTTGGAATCCAAACCAAATCCCCTTGGAAGGTGATGGACAGACCATCCTCGTTAACACGAGGCTTCACATCACCCTGCACATCGCTGTTAGAGTCACGGATGTTGCGGATGGGGTTCATCCGCGGTTGCCACTTTTCACCCTTCTTGAACAACCCTTGGATCCATTGTTGACTCCACAAGAGCATGTCACTGGCTTCTGCCTGGGCAAAGGGCGTTTGGATTATGTACTCCGCGTACTCAGCAGGAACGTGCAACACCATTGATGTAAAGAAGTCCCGAGAGTTCAATGCCTGTGCGGCGAATCCAATTGGATTGGCGGCGTCTTTGATGCTGGTCAGTGGACTCTCTTTGTTGATGTCGGACTCATTGTATAGACCGCCACCATACCCCAAATCCTTGGCATCCAACGGAGGTGACATGAGGCGGATCATCTTGACGTATTTTTTGAACAACGCCAGAGAGTCCTTGGAAACCGCCAAATCAGAATGGGTGGGGTCGAACCAAGGGCTTGTCTCAACAGCATCAGACGCCCTGTAGGTGTGATCGACTGCTTGGGATATGTCGAAGAGGGCAGGACCTGGGAATTTATTCAACGCCTCAATCATTTGTTGTTTAAGTGCGTTGGCCTCTGGGTTGTTGTCACCCCAAGGCATATAGGTATCAACACTGCGTGCGATGCTGGAGAAATCAAAAGCGGCCCCAATGGTACCACCAAGAGGGATCGTAAGGAGGAAACCATCATCGGCTTTTTTGACACGAATCTGGTTGGTTTTCTCTGCAATGGCTGCATGAGAGGCATCAGAAATTGCTAACCTTGGGTTCGGCTCCTTGGGCTCGTCCCGCTGTACCTGGAGGTTATCCATAAAATGAGTAATGAATTCGTTCTGGGCCCCACTTACTGCCAGCCGAACAAACTCCCCAAACTTATGCAGGACAGGCTTCAAAAAAGCCTTCTTGAAAGACTTGGGCTCAGGCACTGCCGCCTGGAGTTGGCTGCGAACGCCTGCTTCTTCCAAATAATGGAAGGGTTTGACCTTGGACACCAATGGAACCGGGCGTTGCCAGCTGGAACGTGTGTTAACACGCCCGGTCACGCCGTTACGGCGTTGTACCTTCAGGCCCTTTATGACTTTACGGTTCGGGATCCTTAGTTTCAGTCGTCGCATGTCACTTGTCCTCTATTATGCTTATTCAGCCGCCCGTTCCCAGACACGGTAGGCGCCGGATGGACCAAAATGGTTCAGGAGTGCTTCTGCCAATTGCCGTGCAAATGTTCGGTCTTCTTGTTGTTGGAAAAAATCTTGGTTATACATACGGGTGGCCCGTTCAAACCCAGCAGGCTGGCCCATGTCTTTTAGGTCGGAAACAATACGACCAATGGTACGATCACGCTCTTCATCGGTAAACGACACCAATTGCATGTACTTGGCGTGTAACTTATCGTATGCCTCTGACAAAGAGTCCATTTGTTGGTTCAGGCGGGCATTGCGGGCATCCACCTGGTCCTCTGTCATGCCAGGGTCATACCCCTGTTTGAGGTCCTGCCGCAGTTCTGCCAACTCTTTGCCCATCTCATGGACTGGCTGTTGGAGGCCGATGATCCTAAGGGACTTTATGGTCATTTCTCATGCTCCTGTTCTACCGTGAATTTATTTACAGTAGAACCATATGAAATTAGCGTATGGTTCTTGTGGTTCAGAATAAACTCTTGGGGTTTTTGAGGGTCTTGAAGCGGTTCGCCCTCACAACTGGCAACCAAAGGCGCCGTTCAACAAAGGATAGGAACTGCTTCTTTGACACTACCCCATTACCCCTTACCCGAATAACCGGGTCCTGGTGGACCTCCACGGTGTAGGACAGGGTTGGACGACGATTGAGCTGTACACGTACCCCAGGGCAGACCTGACGCTGGAGGGACCCTCCCCTGGGCATTGTGAACCCATGACCAGATAACTGTTTCACCAGGTCCCCGTACGCCGATAGAGTAGGGACCTTCAATTCGGCAGAGCTGGTGATCAGGAACCCAGAGTTTCGTTGAGCAACCAACCGATGAGGTTTCATCAAGCGAGCCGTTGACAGGAGCCCTGTTTTATCCAGAGCCGCCACCAGTTTACGCCGACCGTTGCCAAGGTAGTTCTCAATACGTTTGTTGGCCGATGCCCCTGAGGTATCCTGAACAGCCACCACATTGGCGTTCCGTGCCCGTTTCATGAACTCGGAGAGCGCCATCCGCCATTGGCTTTCGGGTGTTCCCAGGGCCCCCATCATCCCCAAGAACTCCTTGGACGCCATCATCTTGTCCCAGATTTTCCGGGCATCAGGGTTAAACCGTGGAGGATAAGCAGATTTGGTAGGACGTTTACCATGGTGGCGTGCTGCTACCCCAAGAGACTGGAGGTTAACCGAACCCTCCTCAATGTGTGTAAGTTCTTTCATAGGGCCCTCACTTAATACCTGTCATGTCTACGAGGTCCCAGATGGTTTGGACCTGTTGAGTGGTAAAAGAATAATTTGGTATATCTTTGGCAGCCCATTCCCTTAAGGAGGTTCCTAATTCCAGGGACATGCCACCCCAGTCTGCAACCATGTCCACCAAATCCACATCTTGCATCCTGTCGTCCGCTCCATGGGCCTCGGGGTGGTGTAAGTTCATCCGCACATGGTGCTCAGAAGCACGATGAGTCCAGGCTTCAATCCCAGGAGGGTACTCATAAGGTGTAGGGGTGTCCTTGTGCTTATACCACCAGGAAATGAAGATGTAGGGCACCCGCTCTTGAGGGCCATACTTGGTACGATCATGGCCCTTCAGACGCTGCTTGAACAACGTAAGGTCCTCTGGATCAGCAAAGAACCTGAACAAAGAGGTGCCAGCCCGTTGTACTAACTTAATGTGTCGGGCCGTCCGATGCTCAAACCACCGCTCCATCTCTGCGGTGTATGTAGGAACCTTTACCGCCAACTCCTTCACCGTGAGCCTCTCATGTGTTTGTGTTTACGGACGTGGCACCGATCACACACGGCCATCAAGTTACTCATGGAATCGGAACCTCCCCTAGACTTTGGGCGAATATGGTGGGCTTCTAACTTCCCACCTCGCGCCTTACGGGCTGACGTGGTCTCACCGCATGACCGACAAGTGTGGTTATCTCGTTCACGAACACGGGCTGATAACTGGGCCCACTGGGACCCATACCCAGGACGTTGGATACGGGTCACCCCACCGGATTTACGATAAAAGCGTGTCATCCTTGTAACCACCAAGGTAGGCACCCGAGGTATCCATCCATACCGTTTACTCCATTGATTCGACCATCTTTTCCTTTATGTGCCCTCGCTGTGACTCAATGTATCGAGCAATCGTACCGGCACTCTCACGCGCCAAATTGTTCAATTGAGGATGCCTGTGCTCTGGCACATAGGTTTCCAATGATCTCTTGAGATTGTGTAAGCTATCAATCACCACCTGCGCGATACCGATAAAGGCGGGATCGATTATTTCCGATGACAGTTGCAGAGCCAGTTGCCTACCATCCCTCTCTGCCTGCATGTCTGCAATTAGCTCCCTTGCTTGGGAAACCAGACTGTTTAAGGCATAGGCAGCCCTCTCTGAACCCTCCTGCCTGTACTTGTCTTCTGCTATGGGTATCAGGTCCATCAGGGACTTCAACATAGTACGCTGAAACCGATTGACCGCGCTCTCTGTCTGCTGGTCTTCCAGTAGGGATGCGATTTCTGTTACGTCATCCTTAAACAAAGAACGCAGGTTCTTCAAACGACGTGCTTGTTGACGCTGTTTCTTGGTCAAGCCGCTAGACGGGGGCCTCCCCTCTTTATGAGAGGAAGAGACCTTGCCCGCCCGCGATTTTTTTAACCGCTGCGACTTAACATGTGATACAGCCACATCCCGACGTTGGGCATATTGCTTACCCCTGACTGTCATTAGGCTCCCTCCAGTTAATATTCAGGATGTGTTGGACCCTTACCAATCAGAGAGATAGTTTATGCCCGTGTCCTGACGGCCACAACTACACTGGTACCCGGAAACAGGTAACCCACACGAAATCCCATTGTTACAAACCCAGTCTCAAATCTCATAAATAATTTACATTGGTCCCACATAGATGGTCTTTGAGTGCGGAGACAGCACGATACCGTTGTATTCCCCGGACTTCCCAAAGGTTGGCGGAACAATATAATATTCTGGACCATTCCCCATATTAACATCCGGGAAGTCCGTGTCCTCGTCAGGAGTGGGTTTCCACTTGGCGGCCCTCATCGCCTTTTTGAGAGCACCCTCACCAGCAAAACGTAGGAGCTTGTAGGTATCCATAGTACCGGTAACCTTGGGCCCGATCTTGAAACCATTGGCCACCAGTTGTTCCACCATCACCTCGTAAGGTTCGCCCCAAGGTTCATCCTCGGCTGTTTCTTTAAGACGAGCCAGTGCCTGTTGGTGGGTGTTCATGGTCACTCCATCTTGAAAAGTTTTTGAAAGTTGGCTACTTCCAGTATTCTACGGACGCCAGGACGTGCGTGACGTAATACTACACGCTTGGGTCCTAGCTTTTCGTTGGCTATTAACAGAATACCAAGGGCAGCACTATCAATGTACCTGGCATGTCTTAGGTCAACCACAAGATTCTGGTCGGGTTTAACCTGGTCCATAGCCTTCCGAAACATACCATGACATTCAAATTGGAAGGTACTGGGTGGTACAAACACCACTTCCTTACTATCCGAGTGTATTTTGCACTCCTGTTCCACTATGATACTCCACTTGCGAAGTCTATTGCCATCTGCTTCGCGTCATCCATCGTTTCCGCCTGCCACTCCCCACGCCCTCTGTTAAACTGCTCAACATGGTCTGTATAGATGGCCTGACTTTCATCACCTTTTGGCCAAATTTCATAGGATACATGGATGTTTACACTGTCACCGTCCTCGTGGAGAGTGATCTCTTTGTTCTGGTACATGTCATCTGAGTACCATGCCTCAACGTCCTCGAGGAATTCCTGTGGGTCGGAAGGGTGAAAAGCACAATCACCTTTCTTGACTTTGGAGCCGACTCCAAACCCATACATGGCGCGGTGACTCCACCCATACCACTTTTGTTTGGCCTCACAGTATCCAACAGAGCAGACATTGTGGTCGGGTGCTGACAGTTCGGGTACGATTCCTCGTTTTGCCAAAGAGGCAGCGAACTCGGGATCCCCTATATAATCCCCATCTAGGTTGTATGCACTCTTCATCTCCAGCGGCTTATTGGAACCCGACTCTCCAGGCGGAATCTCTTCGGTCCTCACTTGGTAAGTAGGGAACGTCTGTATGCTTAGGACCTTTCGCAAACTCGACAAGGAGAGCCGGGCTAGGGCCTGAAACCTCAGGCCCTTGCTAGGCACCATGGCACAAACTTGGCCGCGGTGTATTACTGGAATACGTGGAAGCAGGACAACCCGTAGGGATTTCATAAATCAGGCTTGGAACAAGGCATTACCCTTACCCTTCATATCACGCATGGAATCGGAATATTGGCCTTTACGGCGGAGCAAGGACCAGAAAGCTTTGGCTTTCTTCCGGTCACCGTCAGGGAGCGGCGTAAACAACAGTTGTTCGAAGAACACCAGGTCTTCAGGGATTTGGAGTTCATTGCGTGTATGTTCGTAGGAAGTCGCCTGCTGTTTCCTGAAGGCGAGCCAACGCCTGTTGGTGGATGTTCATGGTTATTTCCTCTTGGCACGCCGCACAGCAATCTTTTTCTTGTTCTTCTTGCGGTACTGTTGCTGCTGCTTCTGGATCTTGGCCTTGTTCTTTTGGTAGTACTTCTGGCGGGCCTTCTTCTTGGCCGGATTTTTCTCAGGCTTCCGCTTGGGCTTCAGGGCAGTGACGGTGGGCATCTGCTTTACTCCTTAACTTGAGTGGTTTTACGTTCGTGATTACGTACCGCCATATCATTGGCAGCACTCCAGGCCTGACGCAGCCGGGCCAATGCTTCTTTGTGTGGGTCCATTGAGACCTCCCTTTTTGAAAAGTTGACGCCAAGATACGTTACAGCTCAAGACGCCGCTGATAAAACCAATGGTTAAAGCCGGCATTCCAATAATGATGAGTGCCGAAACAAGGTCGAGGGGCGGAATAAAATCAAACATGGCGGGCCTCCAATTGATGGGTCCACCATTCACATTCCCAGCAACAGCCTCATTTTTACCCATGCAAAAAACATCGCACCACCTACTATATACAGTAATCCCATAAAGAACAGCTCTTCCTTCCAGTGAGGGCCCCTTGGATCTTTCATTTTTCTAGGTTGAACGTCTCAACCAGCTCTTCCCTAGTCATGATCTTGATGCCAAGGTTAACCGCTTTCCGCTCCTTGGAACTGCCAGTACCTTTAAGTTTCATCACCAGGACTGTCACTTTCCTGGAGATGCCGCTGGCGATAGTACCGCCCTCACGTTCGATTTGTTCTTGTAAGTCTTTATCCCTGAAGCCGGTAAACACCACAATCTCACCCGACATCTTGTCACCCTCTGGAGGAGCCACAGGACCTAGTGTTTCAATGGTAATCAGGCGTTTGATGGGTTTTACGAAGGCCCGGAATTTGGGAAATCCTTGGGCAAACTGCTTGGCACGCTTACTGCTGAACCCAGATACAGACAGGGCCATATGCTCCAAGTCCCGAGGGTTAGGTCTGTTAAGATCCATGATCTGCGGGTATTTCTCAACCAGTGGTGTTAACTGCCGTACACCAAAGCCAGGACCGAATACCCCAGAAGCCGCCATCAATACGGGCAGAGACACTGGATTCAAAGCTTTCTTAATCCCGGTGACGATGGTGGTGGCCGTTTTATCCTGGATGCCAGGAACCGCCATCAAGTCTTTTTTCGTGGCTCGGATAACGGCTTCGATGGAGTCGATTCCATGAGTAGCCAACCGTTGGATTGTACCTTGAGCAAAGTTTTCGACTTCAATGGCCTTAAAAAACCAAGCAATTTGTTTTACCAACTGTTCGTCGGTGTCCCCCGTGGCGCGTATATCGACACCAGAGGAAGTCCATTCAAAGTTACCGTCTTCCGGTAATCCTGCCTTGCGGCTAGGAGCAACAACCTCCAAAATATGCGGGATAACATCTCCACTCCTTGTAATCTTGAGGACCGCACCAGGCCCTACCTTGTTGTCGTTGATGAACTTGGCATTGAAACCAGTTACCCGACGGATAGTTACCCCTCCCAATCTAACACCAGGACGTACACTTTTAGCCATGGTGTATCCCCTTTAAAATCTGAGTGCGTGTCTTCCGATACCAACCTCGTGGCAAAACTATGCGTTTGGGGGAGCCGTTATCATTTTGCATAACCAAAAGTCGAAAGATAAAACCATCCTTCATTGTCTGTCGGGCTTTAGCACACAAAATGTGCCATAAACGGTCAGGGGAGCTTTTATGTAATCTATGGTTTGTTAATCCTGCCGTGTGTAAAGACTTTACTTCTATAAGTATGTTACGGTCCGGGAGGAACAAATCGGGGTAGTACCTACGGTTCTTTCCGTCAAGTTGGTAATATACAACCGGCACTTCGCGGTCACTAAATACTCGGATCCTTGAAGGATCCACCCCTTTTTTGTGGAGTAACCAATCCAATGCTAGGTCTTCATATCCTTGTACCTGAACGACCCGGGAACCTAACGTATAAGAATGATAAAATCTTGTGCTGGAACAAGCATTACATGCCAAGCCTCGTTTAGCCAACACGGAAGAAGGGCGGGCCGTAAATAAGGCACCGCAAGAAAGGCATTTATGTTCTATTGGAACACTAATACCCTTATACACTCCTATAGGCTGTAGGGCTTTACCTAATTTCTCCAACCTCTCACCGTATCTCTCTGTGGTATGTAGGCCATGTTTTGACGGGTTGCATGATCGACAACCAACACCACGTTTAACAGCCTCTGTGGTATACCAATCCTGGGTATTACAAAACTTACATTGATACAGGTTTTTGGCATTCTTCAACCGACGATAACCTTCCATAACATAAAAGGAAGAGTTACGGATTTCTGTCATATGGTTGCACATCGAATGGAAATTCTGCAACCTATCAGAGCAGGCAGGGCAGTTAAGGAACCCGTTTTTCGTGGTCCTGGGTTTAGTTATAAACCCATTACCGCAGATCTTACAATAATGGCTACAAGGTACGTGAACACCGGAATACCCGGAAAGGTACCCTACCAAAGTAGAATCCAAGGATTTAATGTACTCTTGTTCTCTTACCTCGAGAGATTTAGACATACCCATTACATCGGTTCCACTATGACAGTAGGTTTCAAAATACCATGCTTAGACACGTTCCATTCTACACTCACCACCCTACATTTCACTATCTGATCCTCCATCAACATCTTGAAGGCTACGCTGTACCGAGGGTTGCCAGATGTGGCGCGTTTGTATATTGAGTCCTGTGTGACCACCAGACCGTCTATGGCAAACTTAGAGCTCTTCCGCCTCGCAATGAGTCTGTCAGAGAGTGTCTGGGCGTCCAGGACCTTATAGGCCTTGGCAGGAGCGACCGTGAATCCAAGCTGGTGTTTCAGGTAGTTGAGCTGTTCGGAGGGTTTCTTGCGTGGAACGATGAGTTCGTAGCACACCAAGGTGGCGTCTTTGAGGGCAGGGCTGACATCCGGGCGGTTGACCAACCCACCCATGAAATTCCGTGGGTTTGCGAAGTCCTTGGCGTACTTCTTGAACGCCGTCTCGGACATGATGATCTCGGCCCGTACCGCGAAGGTGTCCTGTGTCTTGGGAAGCCCAAGAATTGGCACCATGGACGTTACATCCTGTCCGACCTTACCGTTACCTCGGGTAAACAGTTGGTACCGGCCCTTGGTACAGATGATAAGCATTGAGATGCCGTCCATCTTGTCCGACACCACGTAGGGCCCTGGGTTGGCGTCAAACCAACGGTCAAGGTCTGGAGTGTTGGGTTTGATCTTGTCGAGGGAACCCATCCAATAGGGCAGTTTTTGTTTCTTACCCTGATCGACAGGAGCGCCTACTTTTTGGAGCAAAGGGCTGTCAGGGAACCTCTGGCGGAACGTATCCTCAATCGCGTCAAACTCGGCGTCTGACAAGAAAGGGCTTCCCTTGTAGTACGTGTTCTTGGCCCGGCGGTATAACTGACGTAGCAGCCGAGCGGACAACTTTGAGGCATAACCTCCAGGGTCTGCCTTTAGGGCTGTCAAATCGAACTCATACGCTGCCACTTCCCTCAACCTTTTCATCCGTCCAGTACCTGCTCTGTGGATGACTCATCATAATCTTCGTCCGCGTCACCAGCCTGACTTACCTCCATCTCCATGTCTTCCAACAAGGAACTTGCTTGGCTGAGCAGAGCATGGAGTTTCTTACTGTCACCAAGGAAACCAGGATCCAGACGCTTGAGTTCCTTGGACAGAGGAGACCCTGGAGTTTTGGTCATCGTCAAGGCATCTTCGACCATCGTGTATAATTTGTCGATGATTTTCAGGGCAGGGTCTGCGGTACCTGCCTGTTGGCATTGTCTGAGGCGTGCCACCGCTTGTCGTGTCGTGGTCATTTCGTCTTCCTTTGGGTTACAGGGATTTGTAAACCAAGTCATCCAATTCACGGATAACCTGGTGGGTAGAAGAGCGTAAACACCGCAGGGTATCTTGTGGTGTACCCTGCTTATAAAGCAAGTTGGCTAGGCCCCGGGCTTTGCTTCTCTTTTCTAACCAACGTTGGCACAATTCTTGGGCAGTAGTAAGGGCCTTTAAAGCATGAAGAATATATAACCGCCCTGCGAGTTCCTGGACATCGTAGTAATCCAGGCTAGATACCCCATCAAACAAGGTAAGAACCTGAAGAACATCTTGTGGGTATTGTTGGTCAGACTGGGCTACAAAATCATCAAGATCAAAGTCTGAGCCAGACCCAGACCGAGTGGGCTCCAAGGCGTCAAAACTTGCGTTAACCGAGGAGCGGCCCATTCTTTTCAGGCGAGTTAAGGCTTGTTTGTGGGTGCTCATTCCATTTCCCCTTCAGCCTCAGGCTCTTCTCCGTGGGTTTGTTGGAGACGCAGGAACAGGTCGATCCCGAAAGTATCGAGGTCCGACGTCAACTTAGTGACCTGCCGAGCTGCAACAGATGCCCGTTTCTTGAATGCGATGAGTGCCTGTATCACCTCATCACTATACTCAAGTTCGCGGGCCACATCCAGGATCGTCCACAATACCTGGTCGGAGATCACCCCTTGTAGAGGTTCCAGTTGGTCTACGATTTTCTTTTCTTGGGGTCCCAGACCACCCAGCTTCTTCCGGTCGAAGCCTGCCAAAACAGGCTCCCTACCGGTAAAGCGAAGGCGTCCGAGAGCCTGTTGGTGTGCAAGCTCACGTTTCATCAGACGACTCCATGGGTACGCATCAGTTGTTCGAGGTTGCTGTAGTAGCTGGGATCCTGTTGGTATAGGTCGGCGTAGTACTGCTTGAGGTCGGTCTCCGTCAAGTCCTCTGGGTCTTCGACCGTGATGGGCTTGATTTCGTCCGCAACCTCTTGTTTCTTGGCCCAGGCTTTCAACTTCTCCTCGGGGATGTAGGTAGGTCGTGCCTTGGCCGTCACCTGCATTTTGGGTTCGCTGTCACCCAAGGAAGCCACCTCCACGATCAGGTCAGGGTGCGTGGCCACAGCCTCTTCGTCCCGCACCGCAATCAGCACGTCGCCGGAGTCCGTGCAGGAGGTTAGGACGTAACCGAACTTGACAATGCCCTCGGCTGGATCGACAAACCCAACGTAGGACCTCTCAGGGCTGGCAATACGTGCGATCTCCTGAATCTGTGGAACACCTACCCGACGGGTGCGGGCATGGGCCAGCAACTCAGACAGGTCTTCGTCTTGGTCACGGCACAGGAACTTCTGACCACCGCTTGTCTTGACGTTCCACAAGCTTTGGTCTTTGGCATCCATCAGGATATTGGATGCCATCACCCGCATGTCCTTGACACGCTCATCGGTGTAGGGTTCAACCACACGGTTGGGAACAACGAAACCCGAAAGGATTGGCCGGTTACCTCGGATGTTTACCAACTGGCGGAAAGAGTCAGGTACGATCACGGCCTTACCGTCAAAGGCGTTGTTGATAGCCGCCTGGATGGCTTTCCGGTCAGAGGTAGGGGACGACAGGCCAACGATAACTTGGCCCACTTGACCCTCCGCCAACACATTGAATTCATGGACGGTTGCAAGCAGACGGCGGCTGTTACGCTTCTGCAATTTCTTGGCAACCCGCGCGGGGTCAAAGTAACGACTACGATTGGCGTTCATTTACGCTCTCCTACTGGGGTGTTATGCCTTGTATTTACAAGACGGGTTCATTGGTCAGGCAGAGCCTGGACTTCCTTGATGACACCGGCCACCATCTTTTCCTGAGCCATCATGACACTCGCCCACATTTTTTCCAGTTTGCGGAACTTGGCGTTCATCACGTGACCCTTTTTGATTAACGGATTGATCACGGCTTTAAAGGGCTTGAGACGCCACTGCTCTGCCAACCACTGCTGTACTTTCTTGGCATCAAGGGATCCAGACACAGATACCACGATAAACGCCTTCCCGGGCTTGGCTCCGGAGTACGGAGCGGCACCACTACCATCCAGCTTTAACTCGAGGGCTTCTTCCATTTCATCGGTATCAATCACCAGGTAATGCCCGTCAACGTCATACGTTTCACCGTCAACGATCTCCATCAACAGGTCGATACGTCGTAACATACCACGAAACTTGCGGACCAGCTCTTTGAAATGCTGGTTTTCTTCTGGGCCGAGGTCGGCCAACACACGTAGTTTCCTCATCGCCCTACTGCCCTCCCGGCTTGACTGACCAGACTCATCTGGACACCGCATACTCCAACCCGGCTGGCGTTGGCGCCTGCGTTCTCAGACCCATCCCCTCCGATAATGCCCTTCTTACGAGCCTGCCGTTTAAAACGCTCTGCATTCTCTTGGAGGTAGGACTCAGCGTTTGATAGTTGACTTTCAAGGTACCCTGTAACATCGGTGGACAGACTGATGGCTTGCCCTCCAAAGTCAAAGCTTTTCTCGCCTTCAGCCAGGTACTGACTACGGAGGGCCACTGCCTTGGCGGCTGTGATCCAGAAATGAGCAATAGGTCCTTTGGCCCGTGTCATGGAAAAGGTAGTGACCTGATCCAGAGTGTTAAAATAATCAGCCCCGCTCTTAAGGAACGACATCATGTCAACCATCGTATACTGGGCTTCTTCCAGGCCAGTATCCGTGTGGAGCCTGTTAATCCAATCACCGAGTTCCTTCTGAGCCTGCAAAATAGATGGAGTGGTCACAAATAGACGGCCAAGTTCCTGTTGGGGAACTCGATCGACTCTGTAGTTCCATATAACTGAGTATGGAACGAGGGAAGGGACCAACTTATTGGTCACTAGGTCAACGGCATCAACAAAGCGGTACTTGCCATTATCCCCGGCAGAGGAACGGATTACCTGCTTGGAGTAAAGGGAGACGTTATCTTCGTTGAACACCGTGACAGAAGCGGTTGGAATACGACCACCAATAGGAAGGATACAAATCAGCTCAGCAGATCCCATGCCATATATCTCCACGGCATCCATAGGACCAAAGGGATCAGTAACAGGTGGATAAACCAGGAAAGACTCAAAATAATGTAGGTCTTCTTCACCGTCAAAGTCAAAAATCCACTTAACTTGGTATTCGGTACCATAGTCGTCGGCTTCGAGGTTATCAGGTAAAGAGAAGTAAGCGGTCGCAGTGGTACGTCGGGTCATGACCTCCACGTGTGGGGCAAACCCGCGGGCATACTCAACACCGTCTGGGTCTTGGAGGATCCAAGTCACTACGACGTGTTCTACCTCTTCCAACGGTTCTGGAATCTGGACGACAGCCCGCGCGGTTACTTGATGTCCTACCACCGCTTTGAGAATAGCCTCGATGGTATCGTGACTCACAATTCGGCTCCTTCAAAAGCACGTTGCATACTGCTAACCGAACTCATCATACGCAACAAGGGTTGTGGTGTGCGAACACCAATCGACCGGAAATGCTGAATCATGATCGATGGGTCAATGTAGTTTTGTATGGCCGTGTCTGGAGTGAGCTTATCCCCACTGTAATGGCCCAACGCCTTTGCTACCTTCATCAGCAACAAACGAAATTCTTGTAGGGCCTCCTTTTGGGAAGGCGGGACCCCTTGTCTATGGTACCTGCTACCCTTCAATACCTGTTCCGCCAAAAGAGTACCGCGGAGGGTGCGTAACTTGTGGATGGTAACAGGACTTCCGATCCCTTTGAAATAAGCGTTCACCACGGTAGCAGAGACATGGGCTCCTGATGGTCCGCGAAACACCAAGTCATCTGGTTCCAGACCTTCTGTCAGGATCTTGAGCAAAGCCATTACCTTGCGGCTCCATTTGGTGTCCGGAATAATAGCATGCTTATGAGAAATACCGTCCTTGCCCTTATAATGCAGTACCGCAGTGTTTCCCTTAAGCTGGATATGTTTGGCCCTCAGCGTGGACAAACCATAGGTACTCTGTCCTTTGGTCGAAGAACCAGGGGTCCCTATACGACCCTGTGTAAGGTAAGCAATTTCCACCAGCAAAGCCGGAATCTGCTTCTTGGAGCCATCCGACATCAGGTCACGGCGCCATTTCTTGAGAAGGGCTTCGATACCTTTGACCAGCTTAGCCACCTTGGCAAACTTTTCCTTGGTACGGGCCTTGTGGTACTTTTCGGTATAGTAATACTTGAACTTGGTCCCTTTTGGAGGCTGACCTTTAAACACCCAAGTGTCATCAGATTTGGGGTCATACTTAGGGTTCATTTCGATCGTACCAGCAGGAACCCCATTAATCTTTTGTCGTGCCTTGGTATACAGGCCACCGTCTTCCCCAACAAATCCGGTAAACCCCTCTGGTATCTTGACCGCCACCCCTTCTTGGGACGCAGCGGTCCTTACATCAGAGGCATCCAAGATTGGTTTACCGCTACTCCGAATGTGGTTAAGTAACCACTCTTTTGGTGTGCTCGGTGGGTCCTCATGGACAAAAAGCTTATTGATATGGGGGTCTTTCAATACACCTATGTTCTTATGAAACCGCTTGTAGGCGGCAGGGCTAGGCTTGGCAGACAGGACGGAAAAGTCTTTCAGGAGAGCAAAATATTCCTCTGGAATTGAGTCCTCAGTGGCTCCGTATATATTAGGAAATTTGACCTTCAGGATGGAACCCAAAGCGAGTAGGGCCTTGCTTTCATCCGAGGCGGTGCCACCCTGCTCTAGCTTATCTACAACCTTGCGTAGAGGCGGGACTTTGATACCGAATTGGGTGAGGAAGTCCTCAGCTTGGGCAAAGAGCTGGTTCAAACGTACCCTTTGCTGGACCTGTAAGGGCCTTCCAGACTTGACAGAATAGATGATATATGCAAGGGTGCGAAAGAAGGAAAGGACGGCTTCAGGGGTTAAATCCACCTGTAACGCGATCTCTACATTGGCAAGAACCCGCAACTCTTTCATGGCATGTGCTCCAACATTTGTACCTTGGATGAAACGAGGAGGTTCTCTTCAGCCAACAAGGAAGGGAGGAGGGAGAGACCTTCACGGAGGGAAGTAAATTGCTTGGCACCGGAATGGGTGCTCAGTGGTGTAAATGATGGGGACAGTGAAAGGGAAAATTGAAAACCAGATTTTGTTTGTGTGCCAGATACGATGACATGGAAGGAGTCGTAGGTAAAACCTTCTGGGTCCGTTACTCCTGCCAACTCAAGTACCGAAGTGAAAAGAGGGGAATCATTTTCAGCAGACACGTGACTATGTATACGGTGATGGTCAAACCTGCCTGAAAGAAGGCGCCGACTCCGTTTATGGATGCCTTTTGCCACTGCTCTTACTTTCGTAGGCATTACCTTCAACGTAGCTTTTTCTGTGCAGGCCCTTATAGTAAGGAGTTCAGCACGGACCAAAGCTTGGAGTTCCTCGATCTCCCCGAAGACCTTGCCTAGCTTGTTTTCGTTATGGAACTGGTATGTTAACTGTGCCTTTAGGGCACCCAAGGTATCCAATTTGGTTCCATAGACTTGCAAGGCTTCAAGATGCCGGTCCAACGTCAACAGGGAGGGCCCTACCTCATCCTCTTGTAGTTGGTCGAAAGCAGCAGAGAGTTTGTTTACCCGGGAACGCACACCACGTAAGTAACGAGAAACGTCGGGCAGACTGCGAAACTTGGGTTCCCCATTTCGACTTAGGATGCGTATTTCCTTCAGCAATTTCTGTTGGACACTCAACGGTCAAATCCTCTCAATAGGGTTACCAGCTTTCATCGCTTTGTTACCTCCGTGTGGTAACATGGTGCCCAACTCAAATTCTTTTAATGGAAAGGCGTTACACTCGTGCCCGTAAACATGACCGCGGGCATCCATCAATGGGTCAGAATCTGTGGTACGCCAATATCGGCTATATACGTGGTCAAACAACATGGACAGCTTGGGTACCTCAGCCACCAGGGAGGGTAAAACAATAGTGCCCGTTGCAAGTCCTTCCAACAGGATGATGTCCTGCAGGTCCTGAATCTTGGAGAAGTCCGCCAGTAACATTTCACTGGACAGACGGAATTGCAGTTCAATGTGAGTAATCTTGGCACCACGGACAGGAAACTCCAGCTTCAGGAGGCTTTTCACACCTGTGGCAAAGGCCAGGATAGACTCTGGGGAACATCCACCCTCACCGCCCAACAATACGTTGTTGACAGACAGGGGTAAAAACACCTGTTGCTGGTTATCAAAGATGCGGATAGATTCGACCGCTACCGCGTTCTTGGGTACCATTATATTAAACAGTACAAACGCGCCTTCTCGTTCCGCCATCAGCTTATTGGGTGCCGAGGTATGGTCAATGGAAACGCCCTCTGCATCTTTAAAATTAGAGGGCGTGAGCACTGTGCGAGAACCTCGAAAAACGTTGTACCCGCCAATATAAGAGGTACCAAAGCAAACGGGACACGAGGTCCCAGAAAAGCCAAATGGGTTGGTGGATGGTGTGGACATGGACTCATCTATTTCCCCGAGATCCACGATTTCTTCGTCGGCTGTCAATGAATCAGGTGTACGCTTGTTCTCTCCGGTACGCATACGAATGTTGGTTGTGTTGGTCAATGTCGACCGGTCAGCATGAGCACTGTCGGCAGGCGTCATCGTAACAGGGGATCCGCTCAACAAGGTGTCCATCACTTCTGGTTTCATGGATCCATCAGAAGCCAAGGTATCGTTATAAGTGCAGGTACAACGATAACCATTGGTGAGAGGTAGGTACAAGGTTACAGGGTGCGGGTTCACCAAAAACGCATTGTTGAACTCATGCTGGGCTACTTCAGAGGTACGCTCCAACACACGATCTGCCACCTCTTTCACCCTGTGATTCTTGGGCTTTCTCTGGCGCCCTCTTTGACGAACAACTGGCATGAAAATCCCTCGTATAATCCAGAAAAAGTGCTGGTATCGGCCCAAACGCCCTTAGTTCCCTGTAAATTAAGAGAGTACAAGGCGTACCTAAATGAAATTATTGACAGACGGGACAGATATAGTGGAAAAAGGAAGGATAAGGGTCATAGGGCATGACCCAGGATCACGTAATTATGCCTACTCAGTGGTGGATGCTCGTGTGTGGGGGCACCTATTCCAGTACAAGGTACGCAAGTGTGGCATCATAGAAAAGGCAATACCTGCCCTTAAAGATGACCTCAAGGAGGGTACCGTTCAATTTATTAAAGAGGTAGATGGTATAATAGGAGACTTTAAACCTGTCAACTATTTCATCGCAGAGCGGTTCGTGAGTAGGGGGCTGCGTGGAGATATTGGGGAACGTGCCAATATCATGCTAGGCATCGCGCTAGCACTCACCACCAGAAAAAAGGTAGGTGTGGTGGAGACCCCCATGATTACCGCCTCCACCTGGAAGAACAGGACGAAAAAGATTTTGGACCTAAAAGAGTTATACAAGCAATGTCGGGTGCCACCACATGAGGTAGACGCTACGTTAATTGCCTTGTTTATAGCGTGCCAGCATTTTAAAATTAAACCCTATTCCTTCTTCAAGTCGGTAAAACATGTCCGAAAGTTTGTAGACAGGGTGGAGTCGGCTACAACCAGCAAACACCGCAACATACGACCAAAAAAATCTTTTGACCAATGTTTTGTCCATTAATAGGGAACCGGTTGGCAGAGTGCCAACCATCATGTATGTGGCAATCCAACTCTGGGTGCCTGCACTCGGAGGACGAGATACCAGATAAAATTCTGGCCAAGGCTAAGGGAATACCAGTACAAGAGGTAAAAAGGAGGAGGGAGGAGGGTGTGCGCAAAATCCACATCCTGATCATGTTACACCATTACCTAGAATACACGGCTAACAGGGCGGGACCCGCCCTGAACCCCTTGCAAGAGAGTTTACATATAAGGTATCCGTACAACCTACCAGACATTAAGGGGAAGCTAGGGTACGTCCTACCCGCAACCAACAAAAATTTATTTAGGTCCTTTTTAAATGATACGAAGGCCCGACGAAGGTTTCCATTAAAAACCGTATTACACCTATCTGCCAAGGAGTTACACCGACTCCGACGCCACCACAAGGAGAACGAAACTGATGGATAACGACCAAGCAATGCGCCCGAGTGAAGTTACCAGACTGGATTTCCACGAGTTGGAAAAGGCCAGCATTGGTCCTGTATGGGTATTCAACAACACCAAGGGTACCAAACGTAGTGACATCATGTTCAGTAGTGCCCGACCCAATGGCACGGGTACCGACACAGTGAAAATACCTGTTACGTTCCTACCAATCGATCTCACCACCCAGGTCCCTCGTGAACAACTTATGACAGGCGCCGAGTTTCGGCGAGCGGTATCCGGGGGGCTTCTCAAAGTGGTGTCAGATACGGACGCCCGCGGTTACATGCGGTCGCTAGATCGGGAAAGCATCTCAGAAGAAAAACGGCGGCTGCGTGATCTGGATGCCACCAGTGCTATCCAGAGCCAGTCTACCAGCATGGGACATTCTGCGGCGGAAGCCGTGGTGAGAAACAGTTTGGACGTGGATGGAGTATCACCGGCTGTAGTAAGCTTGATGGCAAGCGTGGGGGAAGACTCCCACCAATCCCAACTTAACAACACCTTGAGGTCCATGGCAGAGAGTCTGACCGATACGGATTGGGATCACATCATGAGTGAAGCCCGTCGAAACAAGTTGAAGAAGACCCTCCAGTATGCGAAGAAGGAAAAAGAGCAGAGGTAACACGCCCGTCACCTTTGCTGGTCCTGTGAGGGTCCAGGTCGGGTTTTAAGCCTGCCTGGACCCTTTTATCATGTGTGAGCTAAAAGTAGTGGAGAGGACCAGAGGAGGTCAGGAAAGGCGAACGCGGAGTTCTTGGAGGAAGGCAAGGCCCGTACGTTGTGGAACGTCCAGGGAACGAAGACAGTACCGGATGTAGCGGTGTAGGCGCCCGCAACCCAACAAACGTTCAAAGTATTGTTCGTTGGTTACACCTTTACGTACCATCTTCTTTTCTTGTAGCCAGTCTGTGAACCGGGCATCATGAGTACCCGTAAGGAGTTCCAGGAACCTACGCTTTTTCCCACCGTACCCAGCCAGCAAGGATCTGGCGGTTAAAGCATCTTCGATTGTGAAAGCTCGATCACGGAAACTCTGTTGGGAACCTGTCAACGTCGATACCAAAAAGTCATCCGATTCCACCACGCGGAGGCTATCCCGTAACATATCCAATGACACCTTGAGGCTGGAGAAAGTACCATCATCATTCCGGATGAGGTTATTCCTGCTCTTGGATGTATGCTTGAGGATCAGGTTCACACCATGGTTGTGGATACTGCGTTTGGCAATGTTCGTGCTGTGAAGCCGACTGTCCACACAGGGGTACATCAACAACAGACTTTGGATACCCCTAAGCAACAAGTCCATCACAAGGTCTTCAAGGTCAATGCCATAGGACCGGGCCAGAAACCGCATTTTCTTGGTAACAAATTTTCGGGTATATATGTCCACCTCTTTTACCACCCGCTCTGTAGCGGCGTTAATGCCTCGTAGGGGCAAGGCCTTGTAGCGGTCTGTATAGGGGGGTAATGCCCGTCGAAGGTCCTTCGACCGTTTGAGATATCGGGCAAGCTCAGTGTCACGGCTTTTGACTTCAAATTCCTGGGAGGTCCTGGTGGCTTGCTGACGTGTCCAGTAGGCATTATGGACGTAGCTGTAGTATAACCAGGTTTTAATATTTTTTAAGATGTACCCTTGTACCCCCAACTCTGCCCTAAATTCCCTGACGCTGATACCTTCACCAAGGAGGTCCTCCAACCGTCGGGTAAGCTCTCGGCTCTTAATACCCCTGAACAGGTAGAGCAGAACGGCGGTAACTGCCCTACGTTGCCAGCTTAGGGGTATCCTTAAATAACTTGGGAAGTGGTGTATTAACATCAACTCGATGGTGTTTCGGCCCATTTGTCATCCCCTCACTTTTCGTCAAATTCGATGCTAACGGTAGCCCCTGTTTCATGGTCCCGGACCTTCATCGTGTCCCGTCTGCTGCGGGAACCGCGTTTCTTTTTTGGCTTTTTCCCTTGAGCCAAAGATTCCAAGTCTGAGGTACAAGCATCAATGGTGGGTGCTTCGTAACTATCCAGGTCTGACTTCTTTCGGATGACGGGCATACGCTTTTTGGTCAAAAGGTGGGAACGTAGATCTTTGGGCGTTTGGATTTTCCCTTCTTCCGTCAAACGTTCCGATAGGGCTGTAAACCGACTCTTGGACAGGACTGAGGCAATCGGAAGGGTTAAGAAAACCAACTTTTTGCGGTAACGTTTGGAACGGAGTGAGCTGGCAACATGGAGGTACTTGAGGTCCTTGGTGGCCCCAATGACACGCCCCTGAAACCAACAGTCGAGGTAGGATATACGGGGAGCCGACAAGTTCATAAAAATGGGCTGGCCAAATTTGTAACCCGTCTTTTGGACGGTGGCAGCGTACTTGAACAAGTAGGCCAATATGCGGAGTTGGCTGGGTTTGAGGTCCTTGGCGATTATCGCGATTTGCTCGATCGCGTCTTCCTGGACCGTCACCAGCTTGTAGGTATCTGGGGTAAAATCGTCACAGGCAGAAGCAAAGGACTGAACCCCGAGGTCCTTACACTTTTTATCATAAACAGCGGGCCCTCTCTTATGATGGAGGCATTCCCCGCACTTCATACCCAAACTTAGCTTCCCTGACTTGGAAGGCGTCCCTTTCTTCAACATAATGATTCCCCGGTTGGTAGGTGAGCGTTATACGCTCACGGTTGGTAGTTGGTATCTAGTGCCCTATGTGCCTCATATATACCACTTTAATTCCCTCTTTCACCACTTGGTCCTGCGTTAACCCTAGACCCTTCGCTGATAGTTTTAACATACGATGGGTTGCAGCGTCAAGCGTTGTCATGTATTTCACGGGTCGGTGGTCGGAACCCTTTGATATTTCGTTCGCTTTGGAGATGACAGAAGCCAGATAAACCGCTTGGTCTACCTGGCCGGAACCCTTCCATTTGGAACAGAGTTGGGTGATATACTGGGTACCATACTTGACATACTGGGGAATGCGTATCTGGTGGGTGTTATAATGACAAATCCCGCACAGGGTTACAGTAGGACCGGTTTCCCCTCCGCAATGCCGAGGTACCACATGGTGTTCTTCCAAGCCATCTTTGTCTTGGCAAATCCAACAGTGGTCCAACTTCAATGTACGCTTAATTTCCAAACGTTGTGCCCTTGTTAATACTTTAACTTGATGGAGCCGTGCGGGTTTGCCCATACCCAACACTACGACACCATTGTAACATATACCAACAGAAGAGTCAAGTAAAATTTCATGACTCGAAAAACCCAAGGATTTCAATGTCTTGCCATAGAAGAGCCCAGATGGAGGCAGGCAACGTTGGGCATGGACGTTAGGCGGCACTCGGAGACCGGGGAGATCACACTATACACCTGGGCCCTTCTATGGCAAGGCAGGCACACCTACTTGGGACCCTGCCCTCATGGTTTATTTACAAGAAATTATTATAAACTGAGCCAAAAATGGAGCCAGGAACAGGATTCGAACCTGCGTTGGGTTTTCGCCGTCGGCTTACAAAGCCGCTCCTCTCGGCCGCTGGAGGGACCCTGGCAAATCAAGATTAGACTAGAGATATGGACCTGCGTTTGGGTAGAACCAACAACCTAAGGCTTAACAGGCCCTCACTTTACCAACCAAACTACTGTGGATTAAGATGGCACGTAGTAGGAATCGAACCTACGATTCTCGCTTAAACGGTTGATCAGTCCGCTATCGGCGAGCACAGACTCTGCCTGCGCGTTTACCACTCCGCCATACGTGCCACAAAGAAAATATGGTGTGCTATTACGCCAAAGAGGAGTTCACCCTTACCATCTCTGGGGTGGCTTACTACTTCACCAAGTGGCGCCCGTCGCCTATCCCTCATAGCAGGTGGTCCTGCAGAGCTCTTTATTTGGATGCCGCCACCCAAACGTTAGCCTAGAGGTTTCCCTGGTTCATGCCCTTGCAATCCAGGTACGTACTACAACTAACGGCCTTTGCCTCACTCTTTAAAGGATGGCTGCTTCTAAGCCAACCTCCCATACCTTATAGTATATTCAATACCACGTTCGATGTTGTTCAAATACCCATTCACGACCATCGTCAGCTTCACCGATACTCCACTTAATGTCCTCCGGAATCTCTATGACCTTCAGGTCAGGGGCCAAATCCTGGTGTTGGTTGAATGCTTCCAAGAGAGCAGGGTCATCACGCGGTATATCAAACACTGGGCAAAATCGTTCACCATCCTTGGTGTAGTTAAAGGATGCATGTGGTTCGTCTTCATGGGCCTGGTCTTTATAAGATTGGACATACACTCCGTCCAGTTCCCACTGGAGATCAACACCAGTAGCCTGTGCCCAGGCCATCACAATTTTGTGTGGAAGGGAAAACCCACCGATTTCTTTGTTAATGAGTATATGCCTCACGAGTAACTACCTTAAGTACTGGTTGATTGGCTGGCCCCCCTGGATTCGAACCAGGGATACACAGAATCAAAATCTGTTGCCTTACCAAACTTGGCTAAGGGCCAATCGAATACCACAGGCTGGGCGTTACTCCAGCTACACGGTTTCTCACCAGGAATATAACCGGGATCACCTGGTAATTCGCACGAGCTACACTGGCATCAGGCCCTTATCCCTTGCCATTTGGGCAATATCCCTCCTGTCACCAGGAGGCCCCCGTTTACCGCGGGGCGGTACAACGCAATTATGCCACTCCCATATATATTATTATTATATAGAGATGTGTCCTGTTTCCCCCGCCCGATCAGGTGACGGGCCTGACGCTCGGTGCCGACACGCCAGTCTTGTTCTTGAGCGAGTTTGGCAAAGGCAAGGGCCAATAGGTTGCGATCATAATAGGCGGCCTCCAATGCTTGCCCCTCCGCTCGCAACTTAACCACTTCTGCCTTTCGCAGTTCCTCAGCATGAGCGCCTGATAATTGGACATTACACATGGTCAGTTCCTAATCAACAATAGTAAAATCAAAGGCCCCATAATCCAAGATCACGCTTTTACCTGGAGGAACATGTGTCAGAACAAACTGTTCAAAGGTAGGGTCGTTTCCTTTTAAACGGAGAAACCGTTCATCCTTTGGCATTCCTTCCCACTGCTCCTTAACCATCTTTTCCAGTTCGTCATAGGTTAACTTCATGATAGTGACCCTAAGTTACCACCCCAAGTATTTTTGATCACATGGCCACGCCACATGTGAAGACCCTCCTCCGTGGCGTGGCACCTTTTGCAAATACAGGCCCCTGCATAAAACCTATATATCTCGTTGTCTTCCTTGGGCTGGTGGCAACAAACACAATTCAGAGTTTCTTCCATGGAACCATGCCTTTAAGTTTGGTGGAGACGGACGGAATCGAACCGCCGACATCCTGCTTGCAAAGCAGGCGCTCTCCCAACTGAGCTACGCCCCCACGAGATAAAATTACTTCTTTTGGAAAACCAACATCAAAGCCCCAAGGATCGATGCAAGACCAGCAAAAAGTTGACCGGGCAAAGGGTTAGTGTTGTTCGGAGTCTGCGCCAGCTGGACCGCCGCCACCCGAAGCTGGTTCAGAAACATTGGGTTGGTCAAATCCATGGCCCCGCTTTGCTGAGGAATCTGGGCAGGAGCAGAGGGACCACCCCCAACCACAGGAAACACCTGCTTCTCCTCAGGGTTCACAGCAACCTTCTGATCAACCAGGAACCCCTGTCCCGCTGTCAGGTGCTGCTTGAGCTGGTCAATGGTCCACAACATTCCTGCGTGGTCGGGTGGGGCCGGAGGGGGGCGGCGGAGGTTACGTGGTTTGAACCCTTGTTCCAAGGCAGACATGTACAGGACCTCAACACCATTCTGGCGGGTGTACAGGCTGACGTTGAACACTGTGTTATCCGCTACTCCATAGATACGTACCTGTTGGCCTGGGGTAAATTTACGAAGCTGCTCCAAATCAGCTGGTTTGTGGACTTCGATTACACTCATCTCGGCTCCTTTGTTCTACTGTTCCCACTGAACATGATCTAACCTCTGATAACCCAAAACCACCTCGGCTCTCAATAATTGGTAGGGCTGGAGGGAGTTGAACCCACGGTAGGTCGCCCTACGTCGGTTTTCAAGACCGGTACCTTTAACCACTCGGCCACCCTTCCACAAACCTACAAGGATTCCTCTAGGCAGGAGAACTCTGTGTGCCCGCAGTTTGGACATACGTCATCCTCCAGCTCTTCTGTTGTAAACTCTTGATTACACTGCAGGCACTCACAAAGCTTACCGTAAGTGGTAGTTTCCCCTTCTGGTTCCGCGGTCCAATGGAGTTCATCGTTCCCACAGTTAGGGCAAGCATCACTGTATAATTTATCAGGTGGACCTTCCCAACAACAATCCGGACACTCACAAACTCGATCACTCATCCCACACTCCAATTATTCCTTGGTAGGCATCTGGTGGTGGTCCATGGCCAGGTCGTGGTCTCCAACGTAACGATGCCTTAATTTGGCCCGACTTTTCAGAACACCAGTAAGCTTCAACGGTACCACTTACGTTCAAAGGTGAGCCTATGCCCACCCTGTATACTGGTGTTGTGGTTGTTAACGAGAACTTTGCGAGGACTTCGTTGTTATGGGGGACCTCCACCTGACAGGTTTTGGACTCCAGATAACGTTCCCAACGAACCTTGATAGGACCTAAGATTATCATTTCGCTCATTGCGGCTCCTCAGAGGGCCACCCAAGCACTTTAGGTCCTTGAGAGTCCAAAGATATGTCCAAAGATAAAAACCCGACAGAAGTCCTCTGAGGGCGTTTATGAGGTAAAGGGTATTGACGGGGCTTTAGGTCCCAGTTTGAAGAACTGCTGGTTCCCGTCTTTGTAATCCTCTGTCAACCATCCCTTATCCAACCACTTGCGGATGGTCTTCCACTGAGCACCTTTTGACCTATACACCACCCGTTCACCCTCCCGTACTTCATTTGTGACCTTACCTTTATCATCGGTTGAGGTGTAAGGTACCTTCTTGACCACACGTTCGATGACCACAGAGACACGGCCGCGAGCGGCAGCCCGCAACACTCGCAACTGACGACGATCAGCGATACCAGGAGGGAGTGGTTGTTTCTTATTTAACCTTCCGTCAATGCCGGAGGGTTGACGGGAAGTCTTCTCTTGTTTCGGTTTCTTGGCACTCATTTCAACGTCCCTTTGGGTACCCAGCCAACTAAGCCGGTTCGTTAAAGTTAAAAACCTAAGCCCCAACCGCGTATCTTCATGGAGCGATCAGTGCCCACCATATGGTTATATTGTGATTCTGGAATCAACCAAATATAGGAGAACCCTGTGCCCTCATGAGTGGCAGTGGTTTCTGAGGGCACGAATGAAAATCCAAGCCGTTCCGTCAATAAGTGCTGGATACGCTTCAGATAGTTTAATGGAGTAAGCCCACGCTTCTTTAGGTAACGTTGGTTAATCCCAACGACTGGTTGGCCCTTCAGGATCACGTAGGTTTCCATCACTCGAATATCAAAGCCTGCCTGTGCCAAGTCTTCTCGGTTAATGAAGCCTTCAAACACAGGGGCTACCGGCAATTTCAGTACCTGAAATTTTTTCCTGCTCGTTTTTACGTTAGGCAAAAGGTCCTTAAAATGTTGTACCTCCGCCAACACACCTTTAGCTTGTTCCATGGTACGAGTGGCTTTTCGGTCGGACTCTGCTTGGTTGGGATCGTTCGTATCTACCACCACCGTCTCACGGGCCTTGGCTTGTTCCATGGCGGCATTAAGTCCATCATTCCATTCCATGGATCTAGAAAGCCCCTCCTTTAATTTAACAGGAGCAGAGCCTACTCGTTCATCCTCAAGAGCTACCGCGACCCTCAGTAAATCGTGCAACCGGGATCCGACCTGGGCTTTGACACTACGGAGGTCATCTACTTCCAAGTCACCCTCTTCCAAAGCCTCCAGCGCACTCTCCACAGCGTTGTGACAGTAATCAATGCCTTCCCGGATCTCCTTCAAAAACTGCGGCAGGCGTTTACTAGCACGGGAAGCTAAGGCTTCCCTGGCGGTTTTTAAAAATGTGACCAGCACTCCTAAGATATCTACACCTTCGGTCTCTGCCGTTTTACGGTTAAGACGACGGAGTTCCTTCTGGGCTTCCTGTAGGTGCAGGACCAGTGCCTCTTTCCGACTCTTGCTGATCCTCGTTGCCATGATTTTCCTCCTGATTGATTGTCGGGGTAGTACCCCTTGTTGGTTGGTGTTCTTGTGTTAATATCTCTTTACAGTCTGCCAAACAGTGGGAACAAATGCATACACGTTCTTCCTGTTTGGCGCCTTCTATGACCTGCATAGGGCCTAAAGCCACTTCCTTTGGAGGTCGTAACTCCATGCAAAAATGGCAACGAAAGGCACTCCATTTTAGTAACGACTTTTCTCCAGGAAGGATCTCTGTCATTACACCGTCACCTTGGCAAACTCGCGAAGGTCCTCCACCATTTTTGGGCGTGGGTCTTTAAGGTGGTATCGCAGATCATCCCTCTGTTTATTCAAATTATTAATGCGGGCCTCAAGGTCCTCGATATTCCAGCGGTGTAACTGCAGGATCTTAAACCCCAATATCTGGTCAGCCTCTTCCAAGGTAATACCCTCGAGGTGCTTAACCAAGTAATTGGCAGGCTCCTCATCATCCAAGGACTTCAATACCGTGTCTTTATTCAGGGACGCCAGCAGACGTAGTTCCAAGTCCCGTATCTTTTTATCCAGCACTCGTATTAGGTACCGCAAGCTACGACGTTCCTGTTTGAGCCTCCAAGCCACCCAGTTTTTCAGTAACTTGGGGATCGAGGTCCTACGGAACCGGGCCCTCATCTTCCCAGTACTGGCATCGAATGACCTACTGACAATGTTGACGCGGAAGTCTAGTTTGGAATCAAAGTAGGACACCACCTCTTGGGATAACGTAACAAAGCGTGAAGCCGCGGTCTTCTTCAAGAATACCGTATACCTTGGACCCGTCTCTAGGGAAGTCTCATCGTCTACAGAGGCAACGTAGGACAGCTCTCGTACTTTGGCAACCACTTTTCCGATATTCAGATTGGGTGCGAATCCGGTAAACGTGAGGGAAAGCTGGTGTTGGTTTACGTGATGGGGCGAGCTGAACCACACCCCACCTGTGCCCTGTTCGTAGAAAGCCCTTAGGTCTGCCAGACCTTCTTTGTCCAGGATGGCTTCCCCACCATATTTATACCGGAATTTCAGATGTTTAACACACTCGGCAACACCCACTGGTTCATCGTCCAATAAACGTTGGACCAATGTGATGAGACCCTTGAGCTCATAACTTGGTATGTGGGCGGTACCGCCCATTGCGATCCCGAAAGTACCATTCACCAAGATATTGGGGACTAGGGAGGGCAGCACTACAGGCTCCACCGCCTTTCCATCATACGTGGGCATCTCCTCAAGGGTAGGTACGTAGTCAGGGTGGAAGAGACCCTTGTCTGCATATTTGGTGAGGCGACCCTCTGTGTACCGCATAGCAGCGGGCCCGTCTGTTAGCGAACCCCAGTTACCTTTACCATCGATGAGGGGCGTACTGAGGTTTGCCATGGTGACAGCGGCCCCATAGATGGCACTGTCACCATGTGGGTGGAACTTACCCATTGTATCACCAACAATCCTGGCGGCTTTCAAAACCCCGGCGTTATGGGTAAGCCCTAACTTGTGCATCGCCCAAAGGATGCGACGTTGGACTGGCTTGAGTCCATCTCGGAAGTCGGCAATTGCCCGGTCCTCCAAGGTGTACTTTCCATAGTCCATCATCGCCCCTCGGGCGTACTCCAATAAACCTACCTCTGGAACATGGGCAACACTCGCAGGGGCTTGGAGCGCGGGGTTAACTTTTCGTGTTCGTCGGCTCATATGTTATTTCCTTGGACCTTTCTACGTTGGACCATTGTTTACCCCTATAAGTATAACATCGGGCGAGCCCAATGTCAAGCGAGTGTTTTTGACCACTATTGACAGATTGGCACCACGTTTGTCATGTTGTTTCCACTACCTTCTGGGAGCGCAGAGGTTCCAGCAGGGATGATGCCGGTCATTGCCTGGATGTACTTGTCCTGGATATCCTTCTTGGGGAAGTAGGGCATGGTTTCCACCTGACTGAAGTGGAACCGCATGTCAGAGGTCGGCAACTTCATCTGGTTGGTGGGTTCCTGCATGTAGTATGAGATGGGTACGAATCCAATCTGGGCGACCTTGACGGGCTTTCCCGTGGCGGGATCCGTTTGATTCTGGACCGCCAGTTGCAACAGGACGGCATTGTCCAAGTAGATCATTTGCTGCTCTTGGTCAATACGACACTGGCCCAGATACTCGCGGTTTGGTGACCGCATGACAACCATGATGGTACTTCTGTCCATTGTTCTGCTCCTTAACAAACATCAAAGTGGTTGAGGCGTTCCAGTAGGGGATCGGATAACCCAGCATCCGCAAAACCCTTGGCACGCAATAAGCAACTACGGCACTTGGTACATGGGGATTTACCCCCTTCATAGCAAGTGGTGGTGAAGGCCAATAATTCCATACCACGCGGCAACGACTGAGCAAACTCTACCACCCCTTGCTTACCCCACTGCATTAGAGGAGTAAGTACCTGGAAGTGGTAGTCCATTCCTTTCGTCAGAGCCTCGGCCATGGCATCCGCAAAGTCACGGCGAGCGTCTGGGTACCCGCCCAACCCCTGTTCAGATATGCCAAACACCAGGTTAGGGCAATCCAAAGCATAGGCCCTGTTCGCGAGCAAAATGGAAAACAGGATGTTACGCCCTGGAACGAACGTAAGGTCCTTGCCACCATCTGGGATCTCCGACGCGTCTTCGTATCGTTTGACTTCGTTCGCGCTGTTTACCAGTGGACTGGTGGACCGCAAGAGCTCATTCGGGACACTGATAATATCCTGACGTATGCCAAGTTGGCGGCATATGGTCTGGGAAGCAAGCCGTTCCGCTTCCCATGTTTTGTGTCCATAGTTGAAGGTGATAGCGCGAACCTCGTCAAACTCTTGCTGGGCCCAAATCAGGGCAAGAGTCGAGTCGAGGCCTCCGGATAAACTGACAAGGGCTTTCGTTGTCATGGTAGGTTCCTTTCAATAAAATTATGGCTACCCTTTATTTACATTATACAAATCAAAAGGGCCAACGTCGTGTTTAACGTTGGCCCTTTGTTGGAAATCCTATTGGGTTGTCAGGTTCCGAGGTGTTAACTGTCGTCACTTTCTGATCGGTCCATCATCTCTGTCAACAGGTCTTCAAAGTCATCACCCCCTGTAACCTGTTCTCCTCCGTCATTATCCCAGACCAGAAACGACACGCCAGCGTCATGGTCCTCGGGAAGTGGGTATAGGTTGACCCTGAAACTCCCGCCTGTTCCCTCAACTACCAATACATCCCTGTGGCCTGTGGGAGTTTCCTGGTTTCTGATTGCGTAAATAGCCATCTTGTCCTCCTTGGCTTCCACCCTTGCTGGTCCTCATAGGGCCTCCTGCAGGTCCTACATGTTTTCGGGTATATTTGGGTTACCCGGATCCCCTGTCCGATTGCGGGCGGGCTTCTCTTCGGTAGCACCTTGTAAACGTTGGTCCAACCACTCGATCTTTGCATCCAAGGAATTCGGGGACATTGCGTCATGAAAAAGTTTGGATAATGTTCCTCCGAAAACCCGAAGGGGTGTGGGTTGGAGTCCTTCATATACGATCCTCATTTTGACCTCCACATTTTACCTTGGAGGGGTTGGGATCAAACTTATTTCCCAACCCCTCGAGGGGCCACCATGTTACTTGGAGGCTTTGAAAGCGAGGCCGTGAGAGGCCAAAGCATCCTTGACAGCCCTAACCGACCGGCGACCCAAGCCTGAGATATCGCTCATCTCGGCATGGGTTTTGGCCTTGAGCTGGGAAACGGTCTTGATTCCAGACTTGGCCAGTGTCTCAACCACACGATCAGTCACACCCAGGTCTGCCACGTTCCGCGGGGCCTTGTCACTGGAAGCCTTGGTTTGGGTTCCCCGACGGGACTTGCGGGCGGGCTTCTCTTCGGTAGCACCTTCGGTGGCCTTGGCAGTGGGCTTGCGGACGCGAGTCTTTTTGCCTTCGGTCTGACGCTTTTTGAGCTCCTGCTCCCACTGCTCCGCGAAATCGAAAGCCTTGGCAGCAACGTTCTCAGTTTCACCAGACTCGATCAAAGCGGCCATGGCGAGGATGGAAACCTGGGTTTTGTTAGACTGACTGTTCATCGTTTTGTTCTCCTATGAAATGGTTGCGGGCAAAAACACGCCCTCTTTTTGGTCCTGCTCCTTGCTACCTGCTTCTCGTCATTCCTAACCTTCGCCTACATTGCAGCCTACCGGCCTCCTGGAGGCAAATAAAAAAATGCGCGTGGTGGTGGATTTTTCGTATCTGGCTGGAAGGAGTACCTTTATCTTACCTTTAGCTTATGACGAATCCCCTTGTCATTTAACTTATCGATGATCCTCTGACGAGCGTGCTTACCCAGTCCTGTGATGGCTACGAAGTCCTCTTGGGAAAGCTTTGCCACCAGTGACCTGTCCAAACCAGCTTTCCGCAAGGCGTTGTCGATGCGAGTCCCAAGAGCATCACGCTTTTTCTTCGACTCTACTTTCTTGGGTTCAGCTTTGGGTTCTGTGGTCGATCGCCGGGAGGCGTTGGTCGGTTGGGTAGTGGTACTTCTCTCCACCCCTAGAAAAGCGTCTGCATATTTAAAAGCCTCTTGAGCCGCCTCTGTGTGGTGTTGGTGGCGACCCACCTGTATGATGGCATTCAATGCTGCCAACGCTATATCTGATCTACGTTTATCCATTAGGTTCTCCTTGACAAAACAAGCAGGGGTATGAATCTTGCTTTTTATTTACAGCCCTAGCCCGATTCCAGAACAAGAAAAAGCCCTGTGAGGGCACACAGGGCTTCGATTATTGGGAAGCGAGTTCAGATACCCAACAGTTCTCGGCGGTACGCTGGGTTGTCGGCCATCAAGAGGCGGAACTCAGCCATCTGTTTTTTGGAAGGAGCCCCAATCCTAACCATGCGTCGGGTTGATGGATCGAAAGCTAGAGGACGCAGGTCCTCTGGATCTATCTCTCCCCACCCTTTCAGGTAGGTTACTTGCTTCGGATCCATCTTTGGGCATTGCTTCCGAATCTCGTCTACGGTATCCCCGAAATATTTTTTGCTCCTGTGGGTTCCTGCATACCTTGGACCCTGTATGGCGTAAATGAGCCCCCTGTCAAACATCCCTGGTAGGTACTGTGCAATGAGAGCAAGGATGAGGGTGTTAATATGTCCACCATCGTAGTCGGAGTCTGACAAGAGTATTAAGCGTCCAATACGAAGGTTACCAAGAGGGTCGGTGTGTCGAGGGTTGAAGCCTAGGACTTTGAGGATGTTCATCACCTCGTCGGATGTGAAGGCCCGGCCCTCCTTGGCCTTCATCACGTTCAAGATCTTACCCTTTAGCGGGAGCACGCCTTGGAATTTACGGTGTCTGGCTTGTCGAGCGGATCCCCCGGCTGAGTCCCCTTCCACCAGATAACATTCCCGTTTATGTGCAGGGCACCCACGGGCAGCGTCAGTATACTTGGACGGGAGAACCGACCCACCTACCTTGGCATTCAGTTTCCTTAACGCCTGTTTATTAAGGGTGAACTCCTCACGAGCGGCCCGAATGTCTGCCGCTCGCTTACACCAAGCCCGCGCCAGTTTCTTGTTCTTGGTAAAGAACGCTGATAAAACCCCGGCCAGCACATCTTCAACAGGTTTCTTGGCTCTTGGATCCACCAGCTTCTCTTTTGTCTGCGAAGAGAATTGAGGTTCATCAAGTTTGGCATTCACCAACCCAATGATGCCATCCCGAAGATCCGGCCCCATGAAAGAATTGCGGCCCTTATATGGCATGAGGGCCTTTGTCAACGCCGCCCAGAGGGCTGTGACCTGGACACCCCCATCAGCGTTGAGGCTACTGTTGGTGTATGCTTCTACCTTCTCTCCATCATTATTGGTAAAAGAAAGCGCTACGTCAACGTTGGTGTCACGAACGACAAAATGTGGTCCCTGACTTTGGACCTTCAGTTTTTCGGCCCGAGCGAACAGATAATCTTCAAGGCCCCTCTTAAACCACCAGCTCTTCTTTGTGCCATTGAACGCCAGTTGGATGCGGAGTCCTTCATTGAGGTAGGCAGTAATCTCGGCCCACTCTTCAATCGGGGTTTTTGACAGCTTAGCCCGCTTATCAAAAATGGTAGGATCGTGCTCAAAACAGATAACCGTACCAGACTTTGGGCGTGGTACTCTGAAGGGTAGCCTGGGTGGTCCTCCACACGTTCCTACGGCATCCTGTTCCTCTCCTTGGGCAAAGGTAGTGGTCCACCATTTATGGTTCCTGAAGGTCCATACCTGCATGTACTGAGTAAGGGCGTTCACGACTGTCAAACCAACACCGTGAGTGCCCCTAGCATTTTTGTAGGCCTTGGCGTCAAACTTCCCTCCGGCATGAAGCTTGGTCAGGATCGTGGTCAGGGTGGAGGTTCCTGTCGAGCGATTTTTCTGGACTGGGATGCCTGCCCCGTTGTCAATCACCCAGACTCTCTTTTTGTCCACCAATATCATAATGCGGTCGTTACGGCCGGCGGCTGCTTCATCCACCGAATTATCCGCCACCTCTTTCAACAGCTGGAACAGGCCCTGGCTATTGGTAGGACCCAAATACATGCCGGGACGTTTCCGTATACCCTCGATGGTGCCCAAAGCTTGGATGTGGCTTTCATCATAGGCCTTGGTACCTCGGTTTCTTGTCGTTCGAGCCACTGTCATCTCCTGGCTTGGGTTAATAATCCTTAGTCTATTTACAACTCAACAAAAAGGCGGCCTATCCCGAAGGATGCCGCCTCCAACACCCTTCATGGGTATTGTAACATAATTTCTTGCGCCTGTCAAGACCACACATAGGTAGAGCCCCACCATTTAATAAAACCCTCGGTGTGTGAACAGGACGGGGTTAAGGAACACCGAGGTACACTTATCACAAACACGAGCCGCTATCTCCCCCATCTTAAAGGTGTGGTACTTGCGACCCAAACATATAGGACAACGAAAATTGCTGGAGGCGTGCTTTTCATTGTAGGTGGACAACCTTTTCAACTCTCCCAAAGGTATGCGGTTTAATTTTTCCGCCTCCACATCATAGATTCGATCGGCTTCCTGCCTTATTTCCCGTATGCCCAAGAGTCGTTCATTTTCGTCAGGGCCCGCCATGGGTGTCACTCCTTATCCAAAAGGAGCTTCACTATTTCAGATGTGGCCTTCACCGAAAAGAAAAAATTGACCTTTATGTTATGGTTCCGAGAACGTTTGTCTTCCATTTTTACTGTACTGGTTTGCTGTAGATCAACCGATACCTTTATACTGTCAGGTATCAGTGGTTGACCACCTAAGTGAAAGGGTGACAAGGACACGCAAACCTGTAATTGTATCACCGCGTCATGGATTTTTTGATTAAGGGTGGTACGGAATATCTTGGATCCCTCCAGGCTGTCCAATGTCTTCCCAGCAAGGGCTTCTTCCAACATGGAACCCAGGTCCTCGATAACAGCGAATCGAATGGGTATTTTCCCTTTGCTGTATAGCTTGGTAACTCGGACAACAGCCACCTCCGAATCTCCCTCAATAGGACGGCTCTTGCTGTCGAGTGCTATCTTCGGTCCTCCATCAGTAGTCCATTGAGGTACACAGAAAGGGCCTTTCGCTTTTGGATGGGTACGAAAACTGGTAATAAGGAGTTGACGTTCCTGGAACCTTCCTGTGATCCAATCTGACATAAAAGTAAAGGCTGCTTGAACATTCATTGGTATACCCTTCTTAGTGATAAGGGGACCCCTTAACCTATGTACAAACCTGGGGGTCCCCTTTATCTTTCCGCGTACGGTGATGAAAGACGCGCTTACAAACATCAAGAGCCAGTGGGTTGCGGTTCCTCCTGGCTGGGGGTTTCCCCATCAACAAGGGAAATGTCCACCACCTTTTGGAGGCCCATCTGGAACACGCGTTCTGAAACACGAGGCCCCAGCTTTTTCAACTTCTGGCAAATTTTCCCCAACCGCGAGGGGTCGGCATCCAGGAGGGCCTCGACGAAGCCATCGCTGGCTTTGTCAAAATCGGTACCCACATAACCCTCCGTTGTGGCCGCAGGACATTGGTGGTTCCCTTGTGAAAAATGGCATTCATCGTAGGTCTTTTCTTCATGATCGAAAAGGTATTTGCACTGGGTACACTCCTTGCGGTACAATAACAAGGCATCCTTTTTGACCTGTTGCTGGGCGTTCTCTTGTGTGATGGCATCGGCCTCGGGTTCCGGCCGATCATCGACGTTTTCAGCTACCTCCTGAGGAGGGGTTTTTATTTCGGCATCAGGCATAACGTTTTCCACCAAGGTGAGGGAAGACGGGAGGGGTAAAACCGCTACCCCTCCCGACAAATCAGTAAGACCCTGTTAAGGTCTACCAGTCACCGTGGCCGTCTTCACCCTCATCATCTTCACCTTCGTAGTCACCGTCTTCACCCTCATCTCCGTCGTAATCGGCCTCGGGTTCCGGCTCCTTCTTCTTACGACTCCGCTTGGGCTTCTCTTCCCCAGCGTCCTCTTCTTTGGACTTCCTGCTCCGACGGCTGGAGGAAGACTTCCGCCCCTCCCCGTCCTCTTCCATCACCACCGTGGTACCCTCGGCAGGAACCTGGATTTCGGAACCGTCTTCCAAGGTACAAAGGAATCCAGCTTCGGTGGCGGTAACTTCACTGGCCAAGAAGCTCTCGACCTGCACCGGCAGATCATTCCGCTTGATGACACCGGCATCGGCCTTGCCGTCAGCACCCGACATGGAGGCAATCACGCTGTTGTGGACCATCTGGTTGAGTACCTTGCTCGACCCTGGCTTACTGTGACGGATGGTAGCAGCGTTCTCATCGGCGGAGGTAATGGTACCTGGTTGCCGACGATTGGCGCCAAGGGCCGTCAAACCGATAGGGCTAACCGTGTTGACCTGCCACATCCCCTGGGCCCGTTGCCGACGGCTCGGGCGACGATTGCGGGAAGAGGTTTTGGAGGCAGTGGTTTTTTTGCTGCTGCTGGAACTGCTGGAACGTCGTGCCATGGTTGGCTTCTCCTTTGAAAGTGGAATGAGCTTTCGGCTCTGTAAAACATCAACTGTAGTACTACATCGTGTGACTGTTCTTTGCTTTCCCTAAACTTACTGTTTAATGTTTATCTGTGTCGGCCCTCCTTATGTTCTCCTCGTTTACACCTGCTGCCCTAACGCTCGCCTACATTGTATCGAATCCTTGGGCGCCTGTCAAGGAAAAAATCCTGCATCACATCCCTACGATTCTCAGCAAGTTAGGCACAACGCCTCGGCCCAACAAACCATGCCTTGCAAAAATCCTTGCTTACACCTTCTATTTACAACGTTGGGCTCAAATCTGGTCAGAAAGCCCTGGATTAAAAAATTTCATTGGATAACACGACGTTAGGCACCCACAAAGAACCTAGGTACCAATTCACAACGAGATGGCAGAGAAGACCTCTCAAGGGAGTGGCCCTGTAACCGGTGCAAACGGCGCCCTCTTTGGCTCCAATACAGGAAGGGTGCAGCCAAGACCGGTGCTAGGTGCCTGTTAGAAGTCAGACACAAGTCCAAAATATGGGCTTCATTTTCACAAAACGTAACTATCGCCGCACCCTGCACTGTTGTTTGGGCTTTATCCAGCAACACCAGTATGCCTTGTTCTCTGATATGAATGTCCTTCAAAAGGACCTTTAAATAAGGCTGGGAAGTGTTACCCCGCTTGGTGTCCTCCAAGCGCCGTAAAGCATATACCTCTGTCAGGTCAAAATCTTGGATAAGTTGGGCACGGCTACGAGGACTCTCGGCTATGCGTAATCTACCAGAGTCTAACAGCTTTTGGGTCCTTGTATAAACAGAGGACCCAACATCCAACTCATGTATGTAGTGGCGGGCGGTCCCGGAGAACTGGAAGGTAGGTATGTTCATCCCTGATAATACCCTCTGTTCTTCCCTTGTCCAAAAAGGTGCTATGAATTTGCTTAAAAGTTCGAACCCATGCGGAGGCATTAGGCCGCGCATGTTAGACACCAAAGGGATGGATACATCTTGCACTACACCTATGGCTACGGTAAAAGGTTCCTGATCCAATAAATGACTTAAACATTGGAGGCGCTCTAGTGACAGCATCAAATTGTGTAGCGTATCCACGGTCGGGGCATACCTGTGGTGGTTGGTACGTTCAATCCATGTATCCAGACCCCCCACTATAAGTGACCAATCCGCACGTATGGCTTCAGCACCAATAATAACGTTCATCAGTTTTCCAAATGTAATGTGAAGGACTCTGGTTTTTATGGGTACGTAGGTCAACGCTATTGACCTCTAATACCAGACCAGACGTAGGATAGGGAAATTGTGGACTGTCAAGGCGCCCAAACACCTTTTGTAAACGGGCCTCCACTGTTGCGAGTGATAAGGTTCCTATGTCTCGACACAAGAAAGCAGGAGAGGCATGAGGTGTCAGGAAGGGTACACCCGCAAGTAAGTCTAACTCACCTAGCCTGTTTATAAGTTCCTTTTCCGGTGTCCTGAGGCTATGAGCCGCGAACGCCAAATAGCGTGTCCTCCTCACCCAGATTTGCTCATCCTGTTGCGTCACGGTTGCATGTAGGGCACCTAAAGTAGCGAGTCCTAACGTTCCCTTGAACAAGTGTCTGTCTACGGTCAAGGTCCCAAATACGGATATCCTAGGTTCCTTAAACCCACCAAACACCTTACCCTTGGCAATCAACCGTTGTGGCAACAAAGGACCCAGACGTTCGGTAAAGCACGCTTCTTGTCCAAGGGAGTTCATGTACACCACCCTATCAAGTTTGTATTTGTCGTAACGTACTTCCAGTGGGAGCCCTTGCAGGACAGGGCGCACTAACAGGTAACACTTACCCGTGCTCTTGGACTGTAAAGTGGAAAGAAAATTGTGGAGCCCTTCTCTTTTTTGTTGGTTTAAAGAAAACATGGACACCTCGATAAAAATTTTTGGGTACCTAATGATATGCGACCTACCGTCTATTTACAAGAAAATTTCCATTTTAGGGTTGGTCAAATCTTGATCTTATTTGGACAATTTTTCAATGAATTTGGTATGGCGTAAAATGAGGTTGAAAACCAAAACGTATAGGGTATAAGAGAAACTTAGGGCACCACATAAAGGGAGGTGGGGCCTATGAAGGAAGGGCGGGTAGAAAGTTAAGATCCAAAATCGGTTCAAACTTGGAAAAGCGGGATTTCAGAATACCTCTTAATCCAGTATAAATACCGAAAGGATAAAGCGAATAGGTTGAAGGATTTTGGTCAAAAATCGTGATCCACAAGAAAATCTTTACCAAACCAAATCCTGCCTATCCAATTAATCCAAGGTAACGTCTGAGGTTAATGATAGGTAAAAAGCATATGGGTACCACCACTTGGGAGAACTATATAGAAGTAGCGAGTCGGGCCAGCGGGTATTGGTTTCTAACATTGGGACTGGATCTCACAAGGGACATGGATCTAAAGATATCCAAAAACCCTAGGGTATACCCTGTTACAGAAGGCGTCGCGGCGCGGAGCGCGTGCGCCTTCTGGTGGACTAAGGACCGTCCCCACTCATCCTAGACATGTAAAATTGGATACCACCTCTTCCTCCATTTGGTAGGTTCAATGTCTAGGATGAGTGGGGACGGTCAAGGATAGAAAGAGATGTAGGCTGTCGCTACGCTCCAGGCGCCTACATCTCCCTCCAGTAGGGCGTAGCCCTGGTGTTTAGGTAAGGAAAGAAATTTAAGACCTCCTCCAGAATCGGAGTAATCACCACTGGGTCTGACTAATTTAAAATTGAAGATGGTTGATTTGCGGTGTACCGCCCTACTCTAATTTCTTGTAAATAAATTGGGAATGAGGATGGTCACAATCAACCGTGAATGAGGATGGTATGAGATTGAAGGATCATGTATTTGAGCCGGCCCTGGCATCCTACCTAGAGGAGTTGGTTCCGATTCAATGGGATCAACGATTTTTTACCAATAGGGAGAGAAGCCAGATTAAGAGGTTCCTGTGTCACCTAGCCTACGAAGGCTTGTTTGGGTTAGGGAGATCTACGTTTAAGGTTTGGGTACCTATTCCCTGGACCACCTTACATGTAGAAGCCAGAACCGTTACCCGTTCTTTTGGTACCGACAAAGGTTACGAGCTCCTGGAAAAGCTGGGTCTCATTGAAACCACCAATTATGATAGGCACCGTCGGTTGTGCCGCGAGTACCGACTCGCGTGGAAACACCTTAAGGCTCTTATCATTAGGATGGTTTCTTTATTTCATCTGGACCACCATCCTTGGGGCCAGGACAGGCGGCAAGATCATATTTTATTGAAAGCGGTCCTCGGTAGGGTAGAAGGAAAGCGGTTACCTAGGAACAAGATATCGGTACCACTTACCACCCACAGTCTACGCGTTATGAAAAACCGATACGTGGATTTTCCTGGACTGGTGACCCACATGTATCAGAGTTATAGAGATCGGGCAAAGAATGTTGGCGGCTCTTGGAACCGGTTTAAAGCCAACCTTCGGGTATGTTATTTTTTGTTGAGGCACCTCAAGCTGGATACAATAGGATGGTATTACCGTCCGCGGTATAAGAGTGGTACGACCGGACGTATCCACGAAATAGGTGGTGGACTGCAAAACGCTCCTGTAGAAATGAAAGTTCGATCTCTCACCACAGGGCAGGTCAATTACGACCTAGCGGCATCTCAACCAACAATATTGATTTCTGAATTTGAACAACACGGTATCGACACCCAATGGTTGGAGAACTATGTTGAGAATCCAAAGGCCAAGGAAAACGCCGCCCAGCGGTGTGGTATTTCTGTAGCTTGCTGGAAGACTATTTTTTGTGCCCTCCTGACAGGCGCCCGTCTTGTCAAACATCCTCAAAGCTCTATCATGCAAGAACTAGAGCACCATCTTGGAACATGGGATGCCGCCTGCGAGGCATTTGATCGGTTCCACTCTTACACACAACCACTCCAAAAAGGTATCAAGGACTGGATCCAGGTTTTACTGGATACCCCTGCTGGTGTTCGCGGTGGTAAAAAATGGTGGCGTAACAAAATCGGTTTGAGGTTCGTACACCACCGAAATTGTGGCCAGCGTCTGATGGCGTTTATGGTACAGGGACAGGAGTCGGCTTTCATCCAAACATTGGTCATTGAACTGGCCAAGGTGGGAATTCCTGTTGTGGCCAATGAACACGATGGGTTTATTGCTGTCGGGGACCTGCCCTTGGGGGCCTGTCAACAAGCAGCAGAGAAGGTGGGTCAGGGAAGGTGGCGTTTTAAGATAGACGCTGTAGGGCCCTCAGAGGGCCAGGGGAGGTCTTTGGAACCATACCTGAGGGAAGTAGAAGCGGGGTACAAGAAACAGCAAGGAAGGACCGTATAGGCAGATGGGGGCGGATCCCGGAGCCGATTCGGAACCCACCCCCATGGTGGAGAAGCAACGCCCGATGAGGCTATAATTACCCTTCACGAACGTCACTATAAATTAGTCAGAGCCTTGAGTTGGTTGGACAGTCAAATATTTGGCGGCATACTCAGGTGTGGAAAAAAGCCTGGTGACTCCCACTATGTCCCCAAAGTTATTCCTTACAGTGCTACCCCAACTGGTGTCAGGTGCGAACACGTCAGGGCGGCTTCTTATATGGGTGATGACCAGGCGACTGACCAGGTATACAGTGCCCTCTTGAGGATCTGGAAGCCCCTCAATAAACTCCGGTTCGCTAAGGGGGTTCACAGGTACCGGAAGTCCCTCCACCAGTCGGAGGCTTTTCTTTTTGAACTTGATGCGGGCTATCTTTCCAGATGGTGGTATCTCGGTTATACCCGCTTTACCGATTAAACTGATCGGGTGTTTGGTCAAGTTGATCATTTTGGTGATTTCCATTTTTGTCCTTGCCGTGGTTGACTAATAAGCATGTAACTCAACGACGGTCGGTTTTCCTTATTGGCCGCCACATGTCTTGAGGGTTATAGACTCCTGGTGGTATAGGGAACCAACGGTCCTTATATCGTTGGATGGTTTTCAAGGGGATCCCTTTTGTGTTGTGTCTCTGGCATCCCTCAGGGTCCCAAGCCCAGTCTGTAGTGGGTTCCATGATATGGACGGATGCTCGATGCTCATAAGCGATCTGGAAATAAGGTAGGAGCTCTTGGAGTCGAGTCAGGGTATTTGATACCACTCCCCCACCACGTTCCTCTAGTGCTCTTTTAATACCCTCCCTACACCACCTGTGTGCTGACCGTAGTTTCTTTGCGTCATGGGCATACCGGCCCGAGTTGGCGTCTACCATTAACATGTCCACTTCATAGTGGGACACGCCATATTCTCGGGCTACGTGCTGGGCCAGGGTGGTTTTCCCTGACCCAGGCAGTCCCCTGACAATCCAGAGGTTGTTTGACATTACTTACTCCAATCGTTGTTTACTTCGCGTTTCGTGTAACACTCCTCACAGAACGCTCTCTCAACCTCAGAGTTCTCATCCTTGTTGTCCGGAACACCCCATCCCTTCCGCCCCAGTTCTGCTGTGCAATCGGAACATTTCCGCTTCTCAGGCTCTCCCCAACATTCGTCACATAGGTCGTCCCCTCCGTCGATTTCCTCTTGAGACAGGCGCCCACCACAGTTGTCACAGAATCCCATCGACACTGTTTTGGTATCCTGGACCTCCACTGTTCCTTCCTCGAAGCCTTCCTGGTCTTTGTACAATATCTTCCGCCTTGCCTCGTACACTTCTGGGGAGACAAACGTGGCACCCTTGCGGTGTTTGACGAGTCCGCTGTAGCTGAATTTCAGGAACCGGAATAAGGCCAGCACATCCTCAGCCACTGCCTCCTTCCCTTCCGCTTTTAGTAATCCCTTGGCCTGTAATGCTTTAAGATGTACCAAGGTATCCCCTGTAGCGGCCCCCTCTATAAACGCCTCTCCGTTTATCCCCCAATTAAACAGAGTTGCCATAATATCAACTTTAAATTCCTCTCTACCCTTAACTGAAGTGTCATCAACTCGGATGATAGCCACACCTGGAATGTGGAACTTGGTTTTGTGGGTGGGTTCTCCATAAAGTTTTCGTTCCGTCATGGCCCTATAGAGGTCCCCTTGTGTCATCATGTAGCCATGCCAGTCAGAGAATGGGCGTAGGATCGGTTTCAGAGAGGGTTTTTTGTGTTGTTTAACCACATTTCTTGGTACTAGAAGGGGAAGGACGTATTCGGTTTTGGGCGGGCAGAAAGCTGGCTTGGTATCAGGAACCAAAAGTCTATCTTCCTCAGGAAGCGGTTCCTGTTTTTCAGGAATCTGTGGCGGTTGGACCTCAACGGGTAGAGGTTTTTTGGGCTCCTCTTTTTCTGTAGTGGGTACCACGCTCAATGGTGGTACTTGGGTGCGGAGTTGAGGGATAGCATCCAAATCGGGGAGTCGGTCCGCCATGTAGAGTTCCAACGAACGATACCCAAGCACATACCATCCCTTGTGTTTGATGAAGTCCTGTAGGTTGGCGTTGAACCGAGACGCTTGTTCCACGTGCTCTTTGCTCCTGGCTTGAGCTTCGGCGAATGTTATTTCTTTTTGCGCGGGATTTATCATCACTATTGACCTCCTGCTGTTTTCTAGGGTCTTTTAATACAACTGTGGCCATTATAAATGTGGGTTCGTCTGGGGAGAGAATCGGAAGGAGGTCCTGTGGTGGGTGTTGCTGGGCGATCTTATCGCGGGGACCCTTCTCATGGATAATATCCTCAGGGAACGTTCAACATTTATTTACAAGCTCTCGGGCGGCGGCCCAGGAAACCTGGGAACACCACCCTCAAGAGCCCTTTGTTTGGTTATGCGGGCATTGCCACCTGACCGTTGTTGATTAACATGGCCATCTGGCTGTCCGTAAGCTTCAGTTCAACAGCTTCCCGGTCTTCGGGGTTCATCATGGCCATCATGGCTTGGGTGAGGAATTTGGTTCCACCCTCAACCGCTTTCTTCGCCCGACGTTTGGCCACTGCCTTGATCTGGGCCAGCCTCTCTTTGGTAGCTGCCGGGTTTTTCTTGGTCTCGACTTTTTCGGCCATGGCTACCGCTTCCTGGGCTCCCGCTTTCTTGGCCGCTCTGCGGGCCTTGCGGGTGGCTTTCTTTTTGGTCTCGACTTCCACTTTATTGTCGGCGGTCCTGGCGAGCCTGAACATACCCTGCTCTTCCATCAACCGGACGGTACCTTCGATGTGCTTGCAAACGCCGGGGATATGCTCGGGATTGCGGGGCTTGCCTGTGCCTTTGGGCTTCTCATACTTAAATGCTGGGCCCGTCATCTGCTCGGTCTCTTTCAGGGTGGGTGCCCAAGTAAATTTGAAATCCTGGCAAGAACACCGAACCTGCGGAGTCGAGCGGGTCGTGATCGGGCGGATGAAAACTGGGCGGTTTTTGCGGCCTCTCTTATAGACCGCGGCTTCGACCGAATAACGCCGGCTCTTGGTCTCGGTCATCAGTACCTTGTCAAAAACCATCTGGACTTCGTAGTTTTCACCGGTTCCTTCGACTCGGGCAACGATGCGGGCCCTGGTGCTGTCCTTGGGATTAATCTGAACTTTTTGAATCGTGACCTTGTTGGTCGGGATGTGGTTGACTTTGCGAAGTTTTTCGCCGCTTGCGATCAATGCTTGGATATTCATCTGTTTACCGCTCCTACGTTTGGGTTGTGGCCTATGGCATCCTGCCTGCCCCTGCTCTCTTCCCTAATCTTCACCTACATTGTATATGAACCCTCCGGTGCCGTCAAGATAAAAATGCACGTGGAGGCGCATTTTTCGTATCCGTTTGGTTTGGCACCTGTTTTTGACGCGCATTCCACGCTATACAGCTCTCCCAATTTTTTCATCCCTGGAAAATTTTCGGTCCTGGGCCTTAAATCGAGGTCAAATTTTTGCACAATCTAATTTTATCCCAAGTCAGCTTGGCTCCTTCGGCGGTGCCCAAGTCTGTAAGTATGCAAAGGGTCCTAGTACACATTTGAAACACACATGCGTGTAAGGAGAAACACATGAAGAAACGTCGGAAAAAGGTCACGGCGGGTGAAAGCCTCCATGGCCAGAATCTTGTTTCTTCGGTCGTGGTTGCCTCCGAGGCCGCGGTGCCAACAGGACTGAAAGTTACGGCGCACAAGTGCCGTGGGTGTGACACTACTTTCGCAACCAACGCAGACATCAAACCATTTTGCGTACATTGCGGGAGTGATAGTGTGATTACTGTCAATGACATGGGTGGCCGTAAGGTCGAGTCCATGGCAGATGAGAGTAAACTGTCAAGTGTCCAATGCCCAGGGTGCCAAAACCGTAACATTCTGTCCGACACCACTGCCAAAGCCTTGGAAGGTTATATGGCTTGCGTGGTGTGCTCTCACGACATCCTTTTTGAAACCGTTGCTGAGGATGATGAGCCACCCGCCGCCGAAGATCCCATGGTCGATGACACAGACCAACCAACTGAAGATCCCGCTCTCGAAGGTGACACCGCTGATGGTGAATCCGACATTGGTGGGGATGATGTAGGTGGTGAGCCCGAAGAAGAAGACGAGGTTTTGATGAACTTGTCTGAGCTCGCTTTGGCTTCCGCCCCTGATAGAAAGGTCGTTTTCGTCCGTGCAGGTAAGAGTTCCATCTGCGCCTACGTCGGAGACGTGTCCATTGCTCGACTGAAACAAGCCGATGCTGGTGACAACGAGGATCTATTCCAAGAGCAAGCTTTCCTCAAGTCAATCCGTCAATCCATGGCGACAGCTGGTTTGGACAAAACGCTTGACGATTTTGGTTTTACCAAAACTCAGGTGGCTTTGTCCGGCTCTCACCTCCGTAAGTTCAAGATCTCTGAAGCGGTTACTGCCGAACGGGAGATCATCCGCAAGGAAATGGCAGATTCCCAGGCGGTGTTGCAACAGTGCCTCCAGATTGCTGCTGCTGGCTTGAATAAAGGCTTTTTCAAAGATCGTGTTCATGTCCTGAAAGCCAAGTTGTATGAGTCACTGGTTGAAGCCGGCATGAAGAGTCCCAACGTGGTGATTGATCAAGTCTTTTCTGCCCATTCGGATGAGTACAACACCACGCTGTTGGCGTTAGCTACCGAGTTGTTGGGTAAATCCGAGGACGTTCGTAACGAACTTGCGGACACCATCCAAGGTACCAACTACCAATTGGCGGAGGATGAACCAACCGAAGACGACGAACTGGAGTTGGAAGAAGAGTTCACCGAGGATGACCTGGAGGATGCCCCTCTGGAGTCACGATTGGAGGCCTCTTTGCGCCCATCTCGCCCAAGGCGTTTGAATGGTAAAGCAGCCGTTCATTCCCATACGGGTGAACCACCCCGGTCCGTTGCGGATATCCGTCATCACGTTACCAGTCAGGCGGGCCAGAACCTGTTTAGCCGGTAATAGGGCCACTCAAAACTGTTTATAAGGAGTTTCAACCATGTTGCAACTGGACAAAAGTCGTTTTCGTGACAGTGTTGAGCGGCCCGTGGCAGATGGATATTCCATCACTGCCGAAGGGCAAGCTCTCATTGGCGAACTGATGGATGGCGTTTTCGGCGTCCGTCCATCAACCGGGGCGGCTGACGAAGTTTTCGCCGGCGTCTCTATCGCTCAAACCATCAATGTCGAGCTGATGCCTGAAGTGGCCGATGTCGTGCTCGATGCCAACAAAAAAGCCATGCTCCCGCATGAACCGGTTGCCGGTTCAATCCGTGTGCTGGATGCTGCTGGCACCACTATCGCTCCTGCCAATTATACCATCACAGGGAAAGAAATCGAAGTTCCTGGCGGGGCAGAGGGTGACGCAGTTCAGGTGCGGTCCAAGTATGTTCCCAACGTTCAGGAAGCCAAATTGCTGCAAGGCGATGAAGCTCCCGGTGGAACAGCCGCAGCTTTCATGTCCTCAGTGGGTACCATTACCGAGGGCGATGTTTACACCACCGAGTATGATACGGCTGCGGATTGGAGTGGAACCAATCCCGAGGTCAAACTCGGTCCCGGAGGACTGTTCACCACGGCCGGAAGCGGTACTGCTGTGAACGGTTTCGTCATTCAGGTTCCCACGGCGGCAGACCCCACGCTGGGCCTGGTACTTCGGTAATCGGGTTCCACACCAAGGAGAATGGAGATAAACTATGCGTAAGCGTAAAAACAATCCTTACAGTGGGGTCCAGTTTCAACATGCTGGTGCCTCACAGCAGGTTCTGGCAACAGACTTGCGTCTTCCCGGTACCACTGAGCGTTTTGTTGGACAAGACGGTCATGTGAATGCTGGTTCCAACCAAGAGCTGGCTCGGAAAGTTGCAGAGCTGGCCAAGTATATCGAGACCAGCGGTCGCGATGTGGTGACCGAATCTGAAGCCCAACAGCGGCAAGAGCTGGCGGCCGCCCATCGTGAGATGGTATTGGCAGCTTTTGAAGACCGCGCGGAATTGGCGTCTCTCGGTGAAGTATTGGCCGAAGAGATTTACATGACCAGCAACCGCGAAGGCTTTATGCGGCGCTTCATGCTTCGCCAAGACCTGGGGCAAGGCCAAATTCCACAGATTGACGTGGATCAAAAGAACGTCGTGGCCATCGTTTCGACCTCGCCGGTCAAAATCGAAACCCAGTTGGTACGTGACTCCGTCCTGTACCCACCAGAGTTTTACATTTCCAGCCGGCCCTTCATCGAGCAGCGTGACATCGCCCGCTCCAACACCGACATCCTCGAGAAGAAGTATCTCGAAGCCCTTGAGGGTGTCATGGTAGAAGAGGACCGGGTGTGGTTGCGTCTAGCCAATGCCACCGTCAACGTCGTCAACACCATGAGCACTGTTGTCGGTACTATGACTCCAGCGGCTTTGGGTGCCATGTCCAACCAGGTTACTCGGTGGGGTATCCCTGCCTTGTACTGGCTTATCGCCAATGACATCTGGCAGGATGTGGTGGCCGACGAAGGTTTTCAAACCATCATCGACCAGGTGAGCAAGTTTGAATTGCTCAAGACCGGGAAACTCGGTACCATCCTGGGCATGGAGGTCATCTCCGACGCCTTCCGTCATCCGCAACACAAGGTTTTGTCTCGCGGTGAGATGTACATTATCGGGGATGCAACCAACCATGGTCAGTACACTGATCGTGGTGGTGTGGATTCCAAGCCCATCGACGAAACCCATGAGAAGGTTCCTGGGCGCGGTTGGGTCATGACCGAACTGATGAGCATGGCTATCGCCAACGCTCGCTCCGTCGCCAAAGGCGAGCGTGAGTAACCCTTGAGAATGTGAACGGAGATAACCATGCGATTCAAAGCGTATAGTCGTGAACTCGACCATGTGATTGCTGCCCTTGGATTCATCCGGAAGGGACAATCCAAACTGGCTCGCAAGCATCTGCTTGCAGCCGCCAAATCCAAGAAAACTGGCGCCCTGCTGGCTTCTTTGGGTCAGGCCAACCAACAGGCTTTGGCCCGTGCCACTGCCCACACCAAACGCCGTGTCCAAGCCGAGGACGATCTGGGTCTGGATGACCTGGACCTCGAAATGGAGGAAGATCTTGAACTCGATCCGGAAATGGACGACATGGATATGGCCGGCGATGATGAAGGAATGGAGGAAGAGGACGTTGGTGAGGATGAGGAAATGGACCTCGAAGAGGATTCCACTGCCTTGACCGCCAGCGCCAAACGCCGTTTGTCTCGTGCCCAGGCCAATGCCAAGGCTTTGCATCAGAAGCGGCGCCAACAGCGTCAAAAGTAAAACCTTAGGTGGGTGGGGTCCCTTGCGGCTCCACCCGCTTGTAGGTCCTTATAATGACCGAAGAGACAACCACCAAGATACAACCACTATCCTACTATGTGTTTGCTGGTCTCCAGCAAATGATAGCTCAGGACTTTGCTGTGAAACCACCCATCTTTTCCACAGCAGAGAACGTACAAGAGTTGTTGAGAACAGGTGTTAAACCCGAGTATCCCTTTTGTTACCTGCGTTTGGTAACAATGGGTGTATCAACCAAAAGTGATGATGGTAAGTCTCGGAACCCACATGAGATGGCACGTCTGGGTATGATGAATAGGTTTAATACTGACCGATCAGAAGCCCAAATCACAGCAGCCATTCCTACTACCTATGCCATCGAACTCCATTTTATTACCGATAATTTCAACCAGGTGATGACATTTAACACCAGGTGGACGTTTGCTCATATTAGAAACCGTTTAGACTTCAAGCTTGGGTACATGGACTTTGACTACGATATTGGTATCGAGTTGGATCCGTCTTTAACCGTACCCACCCAGGAAGGGGACCTTTCATCCCCAGGGCCTTTTGAATTCGTTGGCAACCTCTCAGTGCGTGGATATCTCATTAACGATGACCCACGAGACATCCGGGACGTGCCATTGGTTAAACACCTCAATTTACGGTTGCAAACGACATGAGTACTATTGTTTTAAGGCTTGATGCCTACCTATCAAAGGGTTCTGGTGCCCGACGATATCTTACCAAGGGTAGGCTGGCTGTAGAGGTGGCAGGCGAAGCCGACTGCCGGTGCATAACCATTGACAAAGACAGTGGGTACATTCTGGATCCCTCTGTCAACAGCAATAAGGTTACTGCACTCGTTGCGTCCGCTCCTCTTGAAGTTGAGATCACCAGAGCCCCAGACCAGACCTTCAACTTCACCCTTGTAGGACTCTTTGTATTTCCAGACACCCTCCAGACCGTTCGATTGGTCAATACTGACACAAAGAACAAAGTGGAGGTAGAGTTAATCCACGGATAACGTTGAAGGAGACGTTTCATGACCGACGAAAGTCCTGTTCCTGCTCAGGAGCAAAAGGTTGTTATCGTGAGTCGGCGTGATCATCCGGTGCGGGTAAAGTTAAAGCCTGCACCTGGCGACCCGGAGAAAGGGAATTACATTATGATCCCTCCTCGTGGTCGCTCCCGGAAGATCGCCCAATCCCGGCTCGATGTGGTTCCACCTACTGTAGTTGCCGTTCCGGCAACTTAAAGGAGATTTAAGGCATGGGTGTAGCCACTGGTGTTCCAAAGGTCAATATTCGGGAGATCGACCTTACCACAAAAGTACCGTCATTCCCTGGCGTGTACGGTGGTATTATTATTCCCGGCGCCAAGAAAGGTCCTGTGAGTGACCCGTACTTGTGCGCTTCTGAGACTCAGTTCTTGCAGGTGTTTACACCTGACGAGCGGATTGAAGTCGGTTACGACTTGGCTTACTACTCAGCTATTGCGTTCCTGGCAAAGTCCAACAAACTCTGGGTCATCCGCGCTGCCATTAATTCGCTGTACGGCGGTGTTGCAATTTTGGAGTCTGGTGGTGGTTCCGCCATCCCTGTGACTGCCGGTATTGAAGACCCTGAAGCCTATGCTTTTGGTGGTAATGAGTGTCTGCTCATTACAGGCGCTAGCCAAGGCGACTGGGCAAATGACCTGTATGTTGAGGTCCTTGACAATGACGAGAAGGAACCCGGCTCTTTTCGTATCAACGTCATCAAAAATGGTGTCGAAGTCGAGCGGTTTGTCTGTAGCCGGACTGCTGGTACAAAAGATGGTTATGGTCGCAACATCTACGTTGAGGACGTGACCCGTGCCAGCCGGTATATCTCTGTCGTTGACAACATTGCCATCGATCCAGAGGTTTTGCCAGAGTTCACCACAACCCCTGTTCAAATGGCGTCTGGTGACGATGGCGACCCTGTTACCGACAACGAGATGATCTTGAACCTCGACAAGTTCAGTAACAAGAACAATGCTCCAATGACGCTGCTCATGGATGGTGGCCGGGCAACTGAAGGCTACCAATTGGCACTTATCCAGCTGTGCGAAGCCCGCAAGGATTGTATCACCATCTTGTCGGTTCCGTTCGAAGCTGAGGATAGCGCGGATTACGTCAACGAGATCATCGACTATCGTGACAACCAACTCAATGCCAGTTCCAGCTATGCGGCGATGTACAGCCCGCATGTGCTGATCGAGGACAAGTTCAACGATCGTCAGATCTACGTCAGCCCGGATGGTTACGTCGGTGGTATCATTTCGGAAACCGCTGCCAACTATGAAATCTGGTATCCGCCTGCTGGTGCCCGTCGTGGTACTTTGTTGGTGCTGGATGTTCGGCGTCGGTTCCTTGAAGGTGAGATGGACCTCTTGTTTGACAAGGGTATCAACCCAATTCGTTTCCGTCCTGGTCAGGGTATTGCGGTTTGGGGTGACAAGACTTTGTTGGGTCGTCCGTCCAACCTCGATCAGTTGTCAACTCGGTTGCTGTTGATCGTTCTGGAGCCTGCCATCGCAGAAGCGTTGGAAGACTTCGAGTTTGAACTCAATGATGTGGCGTCTCGTGCCCTTGTTGAATCCATGATCAACAGTTACATGGAAGGCATCAAGGCGCGGCGTGGTGTCTACGGCTTCATGACCGTGTGTAACGAGGACAACAACACGCCAGAGGACATTGGCAACGACCGCATGAACGTTGACTTGTTCGTGAAGCCCATCCGTGGTATCCGGTACATCGAGTTCACCACCATTATCACTCGGACGAGCATGGACTTCAAGCTCGCCCAACAGTCGATTTAAAGGAGGTAGCACGATATGCCGCGACCAACTATTGAGAACATTCGGGGCTTGCCTGATTTTGCTCCGATGTACAAATGGAATGTGGAGATTTCGACACCGCCAAAGTCGGTTCCCACTCCACCAACCTTGAACTTCCAATGCCTGTCCTCTGAAATCCCCAAGATGGATGATGGCCAAGACATTGAGATCAAAATCCGTGGTCACAACATCCAACAGCCAGGTATCTATGACTATACCCACAGCCTGACCCTGAAGTTTGTTGAGACCATCGACAACGTGATGAACATCTGGTTCCAGAAATGGCGGGAAGCCGTCTGGCAGACAGGAACCGGTATCCAGGAGATGCGTAAGGATACAGAAGCGGTTCTTAACCTGTTCCGCCTCAATCGGCAAGATGAACCGATCTGGCGTTATGAGGTAATCGGTTGCTTCCTCAAAGGGTACGACCCTTCCGGTGGTGAACTGGATGGTGAAAACTCGGAGATCCTGCGGCCCGAACTGATCTTGACCTACCACTATTTTAAGGACTATCCAATGTCCGGTGGTGGTGGTCGTGTCTCAGGTACTTCTGCCTCCACGGCAAGCGCACAATCCGGATCACAGGCGGCTGGAGCGTAAAAGCTCCTCGCATCACAGTAGTACCCCGAGAAGGGCCAGCGAGGCACCAACCTGGCTGGCCCTTTTTTTTGTTTAAGGAGTATGGTATGGCATTGTTTTTAAAGCATATCGAACAAGTCCGGTCTATTGACTGGGGAAAGGCCTACTTATGGGATATCCTACTCCCTGACGCTCCTCCACCCTTTGATAAGTGGTTCCCCGCCACTGACGTGGAGGAACCCCTGTTCAATGTCGAGTCATTTAACTTCGACAGTTCCATGGGTGTGCATAAAATTCCATTAAGGAACGGTGGTGCCCCTGTGATGAAGATCATGTTTCTGGACAATGACCGCCACGCCCTCTCCGACTTTTTTGAGGAATGGGTAGATGATCAAGTCCTCCCAAAGGACCGGACAACTGTAAATTGGGTAGAGAGTGCTGTCAAATCCATCATGATCGCTAAGTATGATCATACCCACAGTAACATCAAGACCGTTAATTACTGGGTGTACCCAGAAGGGGAACTTGGGTTCCACGGTTCCGGTGAATCCTCCTCGGAGCCTTTGGTGCTTGATTTCGTTATTGTGGGTAAGCAAAAAGGTAGTGTGGGTGGAGTAGCCCCACAAATGTCCACGAGCCTTTCCAGTCTCATTCCAAATATCCCGAATGTCAGTGGACTTTTTTTAACGTAGAGCCGATAACAAAATAGGAGAAGGAGAGCCGATATGACAACACCGGAACAAAAGGCAGGTACTTTTGTACCACCTATGGGACCTGGAGTCCCTGGGGTATCCCCTGCCGCCGCGAGCACAGGGAACGATCCTAACGTGGCTATACCTAGCAGTCCCAAGGTAAAGCCAACTACTGTAACCGAAACTCCGTCAGATCCTCACAAGGATCGGTTTCCGACGAGTGCTCTCAACAAACCGGAGGACCTTCCGTCCCAAGGTAAAGCCTATGATAAAGGATACACTATTACCTACCGGCCGTATTCCTTTGGAGAGATAAAAAAGTTCGGTCAATCCACTGGTATGTCTACCCATGACAAACTCCAGTTTTTGGCTAAAGGAGTAGAGACCTCTTTTGACGGCGCACTGAAGATGACCTTACAGGACTTCCTGTATGTGTGTTTCTTGCGAAAGTTATCCACGATGGGTGCCCAGCAATTTTTGTTGGACCTGGTGTGCCCACACTGTAAGCAAAAGCAGACCAAAACCTTACAGTTTGACGATATCGCGTTTGACGAGATCCAGGCCCCTGCCCTGCCCGCTATCGTTACCGTGGGTGGTCAAGAGCTTCACATCTCTCCGATTACGCTGGAGGGGTATCTAAAGGCTCTCAAGGATGGATACGCTGAACGTGAATTCCAACGTGGTACTGATGGTCAGGTGTTGACAGACCAGGAAGGGGAGCCATTACGCGAACCCGATGATGAGGTTGCGTTGATGGCACTCCAAGTAACGAACAAACCTTTTGACGAGGCGTATACCCTCATTGAGAGCGCGGTTGGGGAAGAGTCCTGGGTACTGCAGAGCCTGGACAATTATTTCTTTCATGGTGTGAAACCCCACGAAACAGCCTGCTCGAAGAAAACATGCGGAGGTAAGATGAGTGTTCGTATTGATGCAAAAGAAACACTCATCTATCCTTTTCGTGAAGGGGAGGACGCTATTCGAGATCGCGTTCAGTTTGGGGTACCGAATGCAGGGCCTTGACATAACTGGATTGGATAACTTGGACTACGGTGAGGTCCTGTTCTATGCTCAGCGTTTGGCCAAGCAAATGAAGGAAGAGAGGAAGCATCTCGGTGGCTGATTTTCCTACCCTTGGTGGTGTGAGCGACAGCATCAGTAATGCCCTTGGAGGAGTCTTTGGGGAATCCTTCGGGGGTATCTTTGTTCCGGAGGCAGAAAAACTCCACCGACAACTCACCTCTGTAGTAGCCCGTCTAAAGACTACTGAAAAGTTTATCCAGGTTGATGCCGAAGCCAAGCTGACCTTAGAGCAAGAGTTGGCTACCGCTCGAGAGGACGACAACCAAGAACAAATCGACCTGTTAACTCGTCAGATGGAGGCGATGGAGCGCCTCCAAGAACTGATGGAGGACCAGGATGCTCAGTCCTACCAAGAGAAAGTCTTGGACCGCGAAGCCCTAAACGCGGAACAAGCAGCCGCCCTTATCACTCACATGCGGCAGGTTTCAGAGAACATGGACGTTCTCCAAGATCGTATGGAAGGAAGCGGGGCCGACATCGTTGGGGCTTACCGTGATACCATCATGGACCAACGTGTTGACAACGCCCACCGCATGACTATGCTTCAGGAACTTGTGTCGAATGTCAAAGAAACCGGCAAGTCTCCGGAAGTAGTAGCACAACTTGAACGACTCTCACGCCAAAGCAACCTTACCGAAGCACAACTTGCTACTGTTGGGTCCACACTTGACGGGTACCAGAAACACCTCCAGGAGCTAGGGGGTATCCGGGATCTGCAAGAACAGACACAAGCTTTGCTGGATAACCAAGATGTTGACGCAGGTGTACGACAACAACAGCTAGAACAATTTATTTCTCACTTATCAACTTTTGACGATTTTGGGTCTGAGGTCGCTTCTCTGCGGGATGCCACCAAAGATGGTGCCGATCTAAACAGAGAACAGTTGGAAGAAGTTCGGCGTGTGATGGACCGGGTATCCGATAAAACTACAGAGGCAAAAACCCTCCACAGTTTACGGGAACTCAATACCAACTTTGACCGCGCCATCATGACCAACGAGCAACTGTCAGAAGGTCTGACAGAGAATAAGCTCCAAGAAAAATTTAAGGCGAACCCCAGTTTGGTTGCTGAAGGCCGGGAGATGGCAAATACCGGCATGAGCTTGCTCTTGTCCCAGATCAGCCCCGCCCTCGGAATGGTTGATCAGGCCTTCGGAGGAGCCCTGTCCTCGATGTTAGAGGCCCTGCTTACCTCTGCTGTAGGTAAGATCGGATCCGTCGTGGCAGCCCCTTTCAGGGGCATGGCTAACATGGTTACAAGTACGGTTAGCGGTATCTTGAGTCCTGTAAGGGATACTGCCACTGGGGCCTTCAGTTCCTTGACGGCTGGTGTCACTAATCGTGTAGGCATGGCCATGACGGCTATGAAAGATAAGCTCGCCCGTGGTGTTGGTTCTATGGTGGGTCACGTACAAAATGGCTTAGGTAGCCTAGCCAACAGTCCGATGGTGACCTCGGCTTTCGATAGTATTAAAAACCTGGGCAACAAAGGTATGCTCAAGTTTGGGGAGATGGTAGGACATGTCCAAGGGTTTGCCTCCAAAGGTATGACGGCTTTGGGTGGCCTTACTTCTCGCGTCACTTCCTCAATAGGGTCTCTCGTATCTTCGGGTACCGCCTCCCTATCAGGAATGGCTGGTCAAGCACGTACAACCTTCGGTTCCTTAACCTCCTCTGTTACGTCCACACTTGGAGGACTTGCAGCCAAAGGTAAAGCGAGTTTGGCAGGTCTTGCATCTTCTGGACGTGGTTCTCTTGGTCGCCTTGCTTCAAAAGGTGTTGCGTCTCTCTCAGGTCTAGCCTCAAAAGGCTTGGACCTTCTAGGTTCCTTAAAAGACAAAATGGGTGAACCAGCACTTCCAGGGGGAGGTGGTCCTCTTCGTAAGATCGGCAAAATGTTTGGGCCCGTTGGTAAGCTTTTAAGTAAAGCGGCCCCGCTTTTAAGTAAAGCGGCACCCATTGCTATGGCAGGCATGGCACTTGTTGACGGTGTTTCTGCCATCAGCAGATCTGCTGATATCTTTGGAAAAGCAGAAGGCGAAAAAACCTCCCTTGGTGAAGATATCTCCGCCGGTCTTGGTGGTGCCATATCAGGTTTTACTGGGGGGTTTATCGGGGAAGATACGCTCGCCAAGGGTATTCATGGGGTTGGTTCTGCTGTTAGCGATGCCGTATCTGGTATTGGGAATGTCCTTACCTTTGGCCTTTTCAGTGACGATGATGGGGGTAAGGAGGATAAAAAGAAGAAAGAAAAAGAGGTACCGAAGGTAGAGCCTAAGTACGTGGAACCACCATCCCTTCTCAATCGTATGTCTTTCGGATTATTTGGGGATGACGGTACTACCGAGGAAGAAGCGAAGGCCGCCAAGAGAAAGGCTATTATTCCGGCTCAGGTAGATGGTGTGGCACCAGAGGAACAAAAAGCTCTGGTGGACACCCACATGCAGTCCTACATTTCAGATGCTGAAGTACCTGCTGGGGTAGCCGGAGACCAGTTTAAAACAAACCAGCTGGTATACGCCGAGCGATCTAATTGGGTATCTGAAGCCGAATCCGCCGACCTGCAACCTAACTTGATGGCTAAACGAAACTTTCGAGCTCAGATGACCAGCAAGGTACATGGTCAATGGGCACCTGAACAACAAACACAAGAATCGGAGGTAGCACAAGCGGAAGCCAAGGCAGTAGCAACGGTTCCAGCCGGAGCGGAAGAATCCCCATCTATCTTGGACAAGGTGCTTGATGTCGCATCCATGGTATCCCCAATAGGTATCATAGGGAAAGGAATATCCGGCTTATTTGGAAAGGAAGACCCTGCTGTTGTTGATCAAGCAGTACTAGGAGCCGAAGCACAAGAACAATCCTTGTTGTCTAAGGTAGGGGACGCGGTATCCTCGATTAATCCCTTTGGTTTGATTTCCAAAGGGCTAGGCGCCATCTTTGGTGATGACTCAGCCCCAACGCCAGATGAAACCAAGGCCGCCGTTCAAAGTGCCGCTGATAGGGCAATGTCGGCAGGGCAATCCTTGCTGACCGCCACTAAAAATATTGTAGACTCAGTACCTATCTTGAGTACTATTTCGTCAGGAATCTCCAGTTTATTTGGAGGAGACGCCTCCGTGGCGTCTCCTGTTGGAGTAGCCCCTGGTGCTACGGTGCCCCCTCAGACTATTGAACAACACATGGACCAATGGGTGGCTTCTGCCGCGGTCCCTAACTCTGTTGTACAAGCCTCTGAGAATACTCATTACTCTTTTGTTGAAGCCCAGCGGGTACAATGGGTACAAGAGGTAACGTCTGCTATTAGTGCCCCTTCTGGCGAAGACCTGCAGATGTTTAGGCTCAAGTTCCTGAAACGTTTGCGGGACCTCAAAACAGATTGGATGAAAGGACGTGAATCAGAGGCTCGCTCTTTGGCGGCGGAAGTTTCTGCTCCTGTGGAGAGTGGTTTCCTCGCAGGGCTAGGAAACCTTTGGGATTCTGTAGCATCAACTGCTCAGAACGTGATACAAGTCGTGGCCCCGAAAGTACAGGCCGCAATCCCTGCTATTACGGCGGCCACTCAAAAAGGACTGGAGTCGGTGGCTCCTGGTGTGTCTCAAAAGATACAGTCTTTCACAGGAATCGACCAATCTACGATTAAAGGTACCGGGGGTACCCCTCCAGTGCCATCCGGTGCTATCACTTCCCCATCGTATGCCATGCCTCCAACTACCATGGGAGGACCGGGCGCAGCCTCTGGTGGGCAGTCGATACCTACTGGTTCCGCAGGGTCCGTGCGGGCTCCGCAGGAAGCGACTCGGGCAGTACAAGAGCAAAAGATAGGAGATGCTACTCCTAAAGGTCCTACGGCCCAAGGAAGTACAAGACCTGTCGTGGCCTCGGCTCCGAGAATAACGGCTCCAACACCACCTAGTACAACGACAAGGGTTGGGCCTGCCCCTGCTAAAGGTGGTGGAGGTTCGCCCGCACCGCCTAAGCCCCCAAAACCAGCGACACCCACAATCAAACTTCCATCGGGGCCTGTTCCGCCTTCCCCTGCTACTATGGCGGCAGCAGTAGGTCCTGCAAAACCAAAAGAAGGAGGTCTTTGGGGTGCCTTGAAGTCTGGTGCCTCTGCGGTGGCATCTGGGATCGGTTCGCTGTTCTTCGGAACAGCGGAAGCGGCGTCGGCTCCCACGACCAAGGGGTCTGCCCCTGCCCCTGGAAGTGCTGGTTCACCCACCAGCCAAGCACTTCCCGTGGTTGAGCCCGCCGCTATAACTACACCCGCACCTACTGCGTCTTCTACAGTCGTTCCTTCTGGTACTCCTATCCAACCTCCCGCGAGATCCACAAAACCGAAAGGTCAAGTTACAGGTGGGATGGCCGGTGTAAAGGCCATGATTAAACAGCACGAGGGCCTACGTCTTAACGTGTACAACGATAGTGTTGGTCTACCAACAATTGGGTACGGCCACCTCTTGCGCCCACACGAGAAACATCTAAGGTCCATCTCAATGCCCCAAGCGGATGCCATGTTCGAGACGGACTTTACCCATCATAAAAAAGCCGCAGAACGGATTCCTGCTTTCCCCCAGATGAGTGAAGCTGGTCAGGGCGGACTTATTGACCTAACATTCAACATGGGGCCTGCTTGGTACAAGAAGTGGCCTAACATGATGAGCCAACTCAAGAACGAAGATTACGAGGGCGCAGCCAATAATCTACTGGACTCAAAGTACGCTCGACAGGTACATGGACGTGCCAACACTGTGGCATCCTTGATACGGGCAGGGGGTGACGGATCCCCATCGGCAGATTCAGGTCCTCCTCCCGAGACATCAGCTGCTATTGGTGAATCGGTATCTGCAGCTGTGCCCACAGGGGGTCCTCCAGCGGGATCTGGTGGCGGAGGGGCGCCAACATCGCCTCAGGTCCCTGAAGTGCCTGGAGCGGCCTCTCCAAGGGCAGGAGGTGGTGCTATCCCGACAGGCGGAGCCATCATAAACGGTTCGACAGTTCCTGCAGGGCTTGGCCTTCCTTCTGTCCGCAGTGGTACCCAAGGTGAATCTCCTGGCTCTCGGGCAGGGTTCCCTTCCGTTCGTCGTGGTCGTAGGGGAGGTAAAGCGGCTCCCGCCCGTGGAAGAATTCGTGAACGCCAACGACCTTCCGTAGTATCGGGTGTGACCCAACCAGCACCGAATCCGTCTGCTGTGTTGGCAGAAGCAACATCCGCCAATAATTTACTTATGAGTGAACCCCGGGCCAAAAAAGAGGCCCGTGTTGCTTCGGGTGGTCCACCTCGTGGTGGAGGTGGTGCGGCTCCTGCTCCAACTGATGCTCGCGGTGGCAAAGGTGGGGGTGGTTCACCAGAAAAGAAAACATCCATCGACGACCCCTTGTTGATGCTGGCTTCTATGGAGTTATTTTAATGCCCTCAGTTATAGCCATTGATGCAGTTCGGCAGGATCCGAATTCTCAAATCCGATTGACCTCTGAAGACGGTGCCGTCCCTTCGATCATCGGGTTTATTACCGATGATATGCAGGTATCAGGTGCCGCTGAGTACAACGCTCCTTTTGAAACAGCGATGGCTAAGCAGAGCATACGATTAAACGCGCTCACCACCTTGGCCAACGACTGGTTCGGTGCTAAGATTCCACAGATGCAACTCAAGTCACGGGCTCATACTGTGAACATGTGGGTGTCCTCGCAACGTCCTAGCTTCCTGGTGTCTTTCTTATACCCGGCTCTTCGTGAAGGGGAAGACATTGTGGCCAACGTAAAGTATCTGGTGGGTGCTACCTACCCGGATGCCGAAGATGGTGCCATGACCACCTTGTTGAAAGCACCTAACGGCTACGCTGTAGGCGCTGGCGGGGCTCGAGACTTGACAACTGGT